GACTGGTTCAAAAGACTGTATGGCCTAACCAGTTATACAGGGTCTACACAACTTTTTCGTGGAGCACTATAGCAATATAGGAACGAGCCACAAGAGGGTAGTTTCATACGGGGGCTACCCTTCTTTATTTATCAAATTAAGTTTCGTTTTATGCCTATAAACATAGATGCTCATGTAACTATTACTAAGAATGAGTTGGCAGCTTTAATTACTAATAGCTTACGTGAAGAACTTAATCAAATCAATATGGAGTTAGATATTTCTACTCTTACAATTGAAGAAGGACAAAGAGGAGGATTTGAAGGTATTAGAATAAAACTAAAACCAAAGATTCCTCCAACTGAGCTTCCTTATCCACTACAGAGGTATTAAAAGTACACAATACACACACGTTTATTTTTTCACAGTTAAATTTCAGCAGTTATGTCAAACAGAACAAAAACAAGAACAGAAAACGGTATCAAACACACAACTACATTTAGTGAAGTTACCTTAGACAAATTAATGGTTTCTGAATTTCAGAAAGCCGGTACAAAGACAGCACAACTTCGTCAAACAGTTACTACTGTCAGTGTTTATCCCTCTAAAAGAATAGAGAATGATAAACAAAAGAATCTTTTCAGTATGGAAGAATTTGGCTTCGGAGACGGCCAAACTTTTTCTAATACTGAAAACAGAGTGGCATTCATTGATGTACCGGAAAATGCTACAGAAGAACAAATCAAATCAAAGTTAAAAGTAGCAAATGCTGCCGGTGCTACTATTTACAAAGTACTGAGCAATCAGCCTATTCTGACTAATGATCAGAAAAGAGCTATTGCTACTGGCTTCAATGGTGTTACTATGGACAGGTTTGCAAACTCACAAGTGGTAAGATACCCACAGGGACATTCACATGAGGGACAGCTTTGCTTAGATGCAAACAATAAGGTACAATACAGAAGAACTTACTTCTGGAACGAACCTTTGGAAGATCAGGATGTAAGGTCTACTGACCCTGCTGATGTTTACATGTCTCCTGAAATCGAGTTGGAATACAATGCAGTTTCTGCCATTCATACTGCACTTGTTACTCCAAACATTTTAGAGGGACAGACCCTGTAGAGTGTGTTTGACACTATGTGTTTTAAGTTTAGATTAGGTAACTTGTGTTGAAAAATACACAAGTTACCTTTCTTAAATCATTCAATTATGGGCTACACTATATCATTCATAAAGGATAAATTGAAAAATGATTTATCATGGATTGAAAGAGCTTTGATAGTATTGTGGGAAAGACAAACAGAAGAAGAGAAGCAAGCAAGATTCACTTCAGAGCCAAATGGTGTAGGTTTTAATGCTTTGGATTCGGAAATACTCAGTAGTTTTGCTGAACAACTATCAAAGAATCCCGATTATCATCTTTCTGAAAGACAGTTTGAAGTTGCACGAAAGAGACTTCCTAAATATGCAGGACAAATTCAATCACTTATAAATTCTAAATCTAAATGACTTTTACAGCAACAGATTCCAGAAAATTTGGTCTATGTCTTCAATCTATTGAAGCATTTAATGAAATCTCTGGTAACCTTAATAAGCCAGTAAATCCTGAACTAGAAGTAGATATGTTAAAGGAGGAAGTTATGGAATATCTTGAGGGTGCTCTTGAAGGTAATGATATGAAAGTAAGAGATGCACTGGCAGATATTTTTGTAGTTCTTTATGGTACTATCCTTAAAAATAAACTGAAAGCTAAATTCTTGGATATACTTGAAGAAGTTTGTGCTTCCAATATGTCTAAGTTCTGTAAAGATCAGGAAGAAGCTGAAGAAAGTGTAATCAGTTATATGAAACAGGGGATTGCTACCATATGGGAATACAATGAAAAGTATAAAGTTTACATTATTAAAAGAACTGATGGTAAGATTATGAAATCCATCAACTTTGTTAAACCCCGACTTTAAATTCTCCTTATGGCCGTACTTATGTGGAAACAAGGCATTGTTAGCCTAGATCAAGCCTGTGCTGAGATTACCGAAGATCATGGAGATATAACTAATATAGTTATTCTTGAGAAAGAAATAGTAACTTCAGGTAATGAACAAATAGAACAGGCTTTAAAAGTTGCTATAATTTTTACTCCAATGGGAGGTCAATAACTTCAATAACATATAAAACTTACAGAATGCCAGCTACTCCCCATCAACAGGAAGTAATAAGCAATATAATCTTTAGCATCAATAGTGGTGTTAAAAGACTTGTTTTAACAGGTTCTGCCGGTGTGGGAAAGACCTTTGTAGCAAATGAATTAGTTCAACATTTCATTAATACAAAGAGTTTTAAAGTCAGTAAATGGGCACCTGAACTCATTTATGTAACAGCACCCACTAATAAGGCATTGAGTATTCTTCAAGGTAAGATTCCAGATCATCCAGCCATTGCATTTAAAACAGTTCACTCAGCATTAAAGCTCAATAGAATCATTGACGATAAGTTCGATAAAGTTTATTTTAAACCTACAGGAACAGATAAAAATCCACCATTTGAAGGATGTGGTCTTGCTATTATTGATGAGTGTTCAATGCTTGAAACTGCTTTGTTGAATTTATTGGATGACTTTAACTTCCCAATTATATTTATTGGTGATGCTCAACAGTTAAACCCTGTTGGTGAACTGGAAAGTCCAGTATTTAAAAGAGGTTATCCTATCTTTTCATTGACCGAAATAATCAGACAGGGTGAGGGTAATCCTATTATTGAACTAAGTAGAAATCTTGATCTTATTAAGAAAAGAGAACCATGTGTAACTTCAGATGGATTAGGTTACATATTCTCGAATGATAGAACAAGAATTATCTCTCATTTAGCTGAAGCCAATGGTACAGATGAGCTTAAATATTTGGCATGGTCTAATATGGAAGTAGATACTATGAATAAAAGAGTAAGAGAATTACTATATGGTAGCACTCCCAATAAGGTTGAGCTTGGTGAAACTCTTGTGATGGATGCTCCGAAAGGTGAACACTGGACAAATAAAGAAGTTAAAGTAGAAGACTTAAAAATAGTTACCGAGCAGGTTATGATACCAACTTCTTTTTCAAGGTTTACTGCCAATGGCCCTACTAATTGTGATAAGATTAAGATGAGAGTGTATAGAGTTAATGACGACTTTGATATAGTACATGAACATTCTCAAAAGATGTTTGAAACTATATTAGCAAGTATTAAAGCTAATTGCTCAAAATTTGGATGGTCATGGAAAGCTAAATATTTCTTTGAAGAACAATTTGCACAAACAAAATATAATCATGCAATAACCGTTCATAAGTCTCAAGGAAGTACCTACAAAGAAGCAGTCCTGAATGTAGGTAATATTAACTTTAATAAAAAGCCGGAAGAAAGAAAAAGGATGCTTTATACTGGTATAACAAGGGCTGCAAAATTATTAATCCTAAATAATGTCTAAACCTTGCAGCAATCCCAACCCCTAACAGAGAAACAAATAAAATCCAGATGGATAAAAGATAAACTCGAAAAGAGAGATTGGTCAGTAAAAGATGGAGTAAGACTTTATATGTTCCCTCGTTGGTTACTTCAAAGAGTATATTCCAAAGTAGATATGGTAGTATATGAAGGTAGATTTACTAAAGGAACGTTAGAATATCCATTCATACCGGGGGAATACACAATTGATAAAGTTCCTATTATTATTGATGTGAATATTGTTCTCCATAAATTACCAGATAACTCAGTTCGTTTATCTTTTAGTGAAATGAAACAAATCTTTGCTAACAACAAATTCCAAGATTAATGGATGTTATTATAGTCACAAAACTAAGAACTAATGCTCCTAATATCAATGTAGTAGCTGATGCTATAACTAAGGCTATTAATGGAGTGTTAGATAATGCTAATTTATTAGCTCAAAGTAATAAGGAAAAAATTAATACTATCTTGTCCTTTGAGCTAAGTGAAACAAGACCCGGAGGTACAGTAACTAAAGAGTTTGTGTTCCCTAATGGTCTTGATGATCTTGAAAAACAGTTAAATTCTACACCGTAATATGCTAAACAAACCCCAACTTGCCCGAAAGAGAAACTGGATGCTACTTCAATTAAAAGGTATGCATACAGTAAGTAAAAATGTAAACAAGGATACTCTAAATCCCGGTGAATTAGAAGCCTTTAAAAGTATCGAAAACCAGATCAAAAGGCTTATAGAAAACTGGGATGGTAATTCAGCAACTCTCGGTCTTCATTTAAAACCACATAAATGTGAATTTTGTGGTAAGAGAAGTGACAGAGCTTATTGGCTGGAAGACAGTAATGGTGAAGAACCTGTATATCATCTGATGTGTAAAAAGCATTCTCTTGAGTTTGCTGATGCTCCCGGTACAAGAGTAATGCCTTCTGACTTTACTCCACCTATTCCTAACAACTTAACCCTAAATGCATGAAACCAGAAAATGCAACTCTCACCATCCTTACTATAGTATTTGATATAGTACTTGTATTATGGATATTATTTACTATAGGCAATGCTATCTACAAAGTATTAAGAGCTTATGCATTAACAACCAAAAAGTATTCAAGAACCAAAAGAAGACTAAGACAATTTTTCTGGCCTGTTGCAAAATACAATATAAGAGCTTATATTGTGGCCCGATCTTCCTCTAATACATATCTCTTTGGTATGGGAGATACAGTTAGATGTATAATGATGTACGAACTTGATGTATATGAGTATCGAGCTAGTTTTGTGATGTGTGGATATGATAGACTCGAACTTGATGTTACTGAGAAGATGGAAGAAATTGAGTGGTTTGTATTTGAATGGAGAAATATCAACGAGAAACTCTCTACTAAGGAAATGTTAGGTCTTTATATTAACGAAACAAAACCCAATTCATCAAATGGCAACAGAAAAACAAGAGTATCAGAATCTTAGTCTTTTTGAGAAGATTATGACTTGGTTCGTACCTGTAGCAGCTATATTTGCTGCTGTTGTGGCAACAATCTTTCTTTGGTTTATTCCTCAGCAATGTGACATTGACAATGTAGGTGCATGGTGTCGAGTACATCCTACATCTGCTGTTGATGTAATAGGCTACATTATGTTCCTTATCGGGGACATATGGTTAAGTAGTATTGGCCCCCGGTTAGCTATCTATTTTGGTATGGATGATGATCAGGATACTATGAGGCCATTATCATTAATTGCATTCTTTGTATTTACCTTAGGAGGGTTTTGTCTATTATGGTTTCTCTAATCTTATGGGCATTAGCCCCCATCTTTAATGCTATTATGGATTTGGTAGAAAATGAAAATTTCTACCAATCCATATTCTCTAAAACCAAAGAAGTTAACCAACTTGGCTTCTGGTATAAAAGAGAATCATGGAAGTATGCCAAAAAGATATTTGGCTATAAACTTGATGCATGGCATATAGCCAAGAGTATTATGATAATACTTGTAACTGTTTCATCAGTTGTAGCCTATTATCAAAAGCCAGTAATTAGCTGGTATATTGATCTTGCACTAAGAGGATTAATATGGAATCTTGTTTTCAATCTATTTTATAACCATATCTTCAGAATTAAAAAATGACAATTGATAAACAGGTATTAGTACCATTTAGCCCACACGTTAAGCCGAAATTTGTAGTTGAGCAATTCTTACCAAAGGGTGCTAAGTTCTTAAAAGTAGCACTCCTTCCTGATGGCATATATGCATTTTATGGTGTACCAACTATATTACCTACTGATGCAGATGGTAATATACAAGGAGAAACTTTCACTTTTGCATTATATGTGCCTAATGAGTCTCCTATTTATGATACTGATGAGTTCATTGATATTATTACTGCATTCAGTGAACTTACACCCGAAGAATGTAAGGAACGTAATGTTCCTGTTGGGCATCAGGTAGCTGTTATCTACAGCATTTTCCTAAGATCAAAACAATAGTATATGCGTTTTAGCATATTTGATATTGAGACTGATGGTTTAGTCTCAACTAAAATTCATTGTCTTGCTGCAATAAGGTATAACAATGGAGTAAGGTCTACTATTACCTTTACTAATTACAATGATATGGCTAAGTTTCTTGAAGAAGAAGAAATATTAATTGGTCATAACATTGTAAGATTTGATATACCTGAACTCCAAAGAATCCTTAAAGTAAAAATCAAAGCCCGGTTACTTGATACTCTTGCATTTTCATGGTATTTATTCCCACTTAGACCTAAGCATGGTTTAGATGAATGGGGTAATGATTTTGGTATACAAAAACCTCCAATTGATAATTGGAGAGATTTACCTGTTGAAACCTATATGCATAGGTGTCAGGAGGATACTAAGATTAATGAGAAGTTGTTCTTTATGCAAAAGGATTATCTTAAAGCAATTTACGGTGATGCTGGCATTGATAGAATAATGGATTATTTAACATGGAAGATGGATTGTGCAAGAGAACAGGAACAGATCAAGTGGAGGGTAGACATAGACCGATGCAGAGCAGGTATTTCCAAACTTGAAGAGGAGGAGATACGAAAGGTAAATGCTTTAGCTGCTGCTATGCCTGATAATATTCTCTATAAGATCAACAAAAGACCTAAGAATCCATATAAGAAAGATGGTAGTCATTCTGAAGCTGGTAAGAGATGGTTTGAAATACTTAATGATCTTGGTTTACCTGAAGATTATAGTCAACCAATAAGAACTGTAGCTGGTACTGAAAAGGGTAATCCCGGTTCATTCACACAGCTTAAAAGATGGCTTGATTCACTGGGATGGGAACCACAAACATTTAAGTTTGCAAAAGATGAAAATCATCAGATCACTAAAAGAATACCTCAGATAAATAATGCTGATAACACAGGTGTATGTGAAAGTGTTAAAAGATTATTTGAAAAAGAACCAGCTTTAGAAAACTTAGAAGGCTTGTTTATTATAAGACATAGACTTGGCTTATTAAAAGGCTTTCTAAGGGATATGGATTCAGAAGGCTTTGTAGAGGCTGAGATAGCAGGTCTTACTAATACTTTAAGATTCCAGCACAAGACAGTAGTAAACCTTCCTAAAGTATCAAGACCATATGGTGAATTAGTCAGAGGGTGTTTAATAGCTCCTAATGATGAATATACCTTATGTGGTTCTGATATGTCGGCACTGGAAGATACTACTAAGCAACATTATATGTTCTTCTTTGACCCGGAATATGTAAAGAAGATGAGAGTTCCGGGGTTTGACCCTCACTTATCAATGGCAGTATTTGCCGGAATGATTACAGAAGAAGATTCTAACTTCTATAAGGAGTTTGATAAGAATATGTCAGACCCTAATTTTAAAGCTACTGATGAACAGAAAGCAAGATTTAAAGCCATAAAGAAGATAAGAGGAGATGCAAAGGTTGTAAACTTTTCTGCTGTATATGGAGTAGGAGCAAGAAAAATGTCTCTTACTACTGGATGGCCAATTAGTAAATGTAAGAAACTACTTGAAGCATATTGGGGACTTAATAAGGCAGTAAAGATGGTAGCTAATGCATGTATAACCAAAACTATTGGTAAGCAGATGTGGCTATTTAATCCTGTGTCTCGATTCTGGTATGCATTAAGGTTTGAGAAGGATAAGTTTTCAACTCTTAATCAGGGTACTGGTGTATATGCATTTGACACTAATATCAAACATATCCGTAGAAGAGGAGTTAAAATCTGTGGTCAATTCCATGATGAACATGTTGACCCAATAAAAAAGGGACAAGAAGAACAACACAAGTCACTGTTAGAAGCTGCTATTGCAGATACAAACGAAGAATTAAAATTAAATGTACCACTTGGCATATCTGTAGCCTTTGGTCACAGTTATGCTGATATTCATTAATCACTTATATTATGCTTACATCTGAAGTAAAAGCAACATATGATATACTCCATGATTATCTACATGGACAGAATGATTATCTGCCTAATCCTGTTGCAAGTACAAGACTTAAGGATAATATTAAGTGGTTTGCAGAATTAAGGCAATCCATTATAGATTATCTTTCAGAAGATCAGGTTAGGCATCTCTCTTCAAACTTGAAAAGCAGACTTCAACAGGAGGCCAACCAAGCTCATAAGGCTATGAACCGATGGGGGATGATCTGTATGGCTACCGGAACTGGCAAAAGTAAAACAGCCATTGATGCTATAGTTAGTCTTGTAACCTTTAAGTCAGAGGCAAGAGTACTTATAGTAGTTCCTACAGCTAAGTTAAGAGATAGGACATGGGCAGAGGAGTTTAAAGAATGGGGTTATGAAGATATATGGAATAATAATGTAGAGAAAGTATGTTATGCTTCACTTGTTAAGAAAGCAGGATTGTATTTTGATTTTGTGGTACTTGATGAGTGTCATAATATAACTGAAAACTCTGCAAAGTTTTTCCAACATGGTCAAGTCGGAGGATTAATGGCATTAACTGCTACAGAACCTGAAGACTGGACAAAGAGACAGATTCTTGAGAAACAACTCCGTCTTAAAGTATGTTACAAAATAACTCTTGATGAAGCTGTAGACTTAGGTGTAGTAGCTCCATACGAAATAACAATCATAACTACTGAACTGGATTCAGTCAGAAGGAATGTTAAGATTGAGACAAAAGCTAAGACATTCTATACTACTGAAGCTAAGAATTATGAGTACTACTCTAAAATTGAAAACAGTGAAAAACCGGAAGATAAAGAAAAGCTAACAAAGTTTTTCTATATCAATAGAATGAAAACTATCTATAATCTACAATCTAAGTTAGATGCTGCTCAACTCATAGTAAGAAATTACATTCCCAAAGACCAAAGAACCTTAATATTCTGTGGTAGTATAGATCATGCTGAAAAGCTATGTTTATATACATATCATAGTAAATCAGGTACAGAATCTTACAATGATTTTGTGAATCAAAAGATAAATATACTGGCAAGTGTAGAAGCTCTTAATGAAGGAGATAATTTACCAATGCTGGATATTGCTTTTATTCAACAACTCAATAGTAAAGCTCTTGACTTGATTCAGAGAATAGGCAGAGTACTTAGATTTAGACCGGGACATACTGGAAGGATTATCATCTTATGTGTAAAAGGTACAGTGGATGAGAAGTGGACTAAGAAAGCTATAGCAGGCTTAAACCAAAATAGAATCAGATGGATTACATTTTCTGATTTGGTTGCAGGAAAAGAAATCTTAACCTTTAAAAACTAATACACATGGAGATTAACCCCGAGATTAAAGCCATTCTAAAAGGTAGCAAGATTGATGTAGATCAGGGTATTTTATGTTTACTTTCTATTTATCATAACTTGGATGCAGATAGAATTATTCCTGAAGAACTAATGAGAAAGATTAACCTGACTAAGATCATAGAGAAGGATTATACCAGTAAAACAATTACATGGAATGTTCCTTTATTTACTGATCAGGAAGCAGGAGCTTTTTCATGGGTTTCTGAATGGATGTATCCATTTGGTCAAATAGGAGGTTCGGCAAGGAAAGGTAGTGTAGCCATAGTAACCAAAAGAATGAAAGAATGGTTTGCTAAGAATCCTGAGTATAGAAAAGAAGATGTATTTGCTGCAAGAGATTTATATTTCAGGACAGAAAAGCCAACTATGCAATTTGTAAAAACATCTTACAAATTTATTTATGAAGGTGAAGGGGCTATGAGAGTAAGTATGCTATCTATATGGTGTGAAAGAGTTAAGGAACTGAAATCAACAGATAAGGGAGTTAACCCATTAATGAAAGGTAAAATAGTTTAGTATGAACTTTGTTGCCAAATTCAAGGCAGGACAGGCAGGAATGAACAAGGGTTTGACAACTGGATTACCAAATTTAGATAGAGCTATTAATGGTATTCAAAGAGGTCATAGTTATGGAGTAGCAGCAGCACCTAAATGTGGCAAGACAACATTTATAGATTATGCCTTTATATTAGCTCCATATTTACACATGGAGAAGATTGGTAAACTCCAAGATATAGAATGGGATTATTGGTCAATGGAGATTGATAGAGTATCAAAAGAGTTTAAGTTTGCTGCATTTTTTATGTACCATGACTTCGGAATATCAGAAGTAAAATATAAAGAGAAGACCTATCCTATGACATTAGATTATTTAATGGGGAGATTAATGTATAATGAAGATGAAGTTGTACCAGTCAGTGAAGAGCATACCCAAATGCTTAAACAAATCTATGTCAGTAGAATAATTCCTTTATTTGGTGAGTTTGATGAAGATGGTAATCAAATTCAACCCGGAAAAATCAAGTTTATTGAGCAAGCTGATAATCCTACAGGAATATATAAATACTGTATTAATAAGGCTAAAAGTCATGGTGAATTTAAGTGGGAAAGTTTTGTAGTGAAGGATGAAAAAGGTAGAGAAGAAAGAAGGGAAAGGATTACCGGCTTTAAAGATCGAGAGCCTCATAAGTATAGAATATTTCTTGTAGATCATATTAGAAAATTGACAAGAGAGAGAGGATATACTATGAAGGAGAATATAGATAAGTGGTTGGAATATACTACTATACTTAGAGACAAGTGTAATTATATATTTGTCAATGTCTGTCATAGTAATAGAGGAGTTTCTAATGTACAAAGGCTACAACAAGCTGGTGAAATGATTTTTCCAACTGCCGATGATGTAAAAGATACTGGTAATCTGGCAGAAGATTCTACTATCCTGATGACCCTGTTTAATGCACATGATGAAAAGTATAACTTGACAAGGCATATGGGAGTTGAGTTAGCTGATAATCCCAACTATTTAAGTCTTCATATAACTGAGTCAAGAAATACAGAATGTCCTGCACATATTCAAATGAATGCATACAGGAACATCAATTATTTTGTACCTTTACATTCCCAATTTCAATAACAAAATAACACTTACAGATGGCAAAAATCATGGTCTTAGGGCCAACTGGTCTTGGCAAAACAACCAGTGCAGCAGGTAATGATGACTTAGGGATTAAGGGGCTAAATCCTGATGAGACTTATTTCATTACTGCAACTTCAAAACCTCTATCTGGCAGAGGAAGTAGAAAAAGATGGCCCAGTATACCTAATTTCAGTCTTCAATCACAGGCAATAGACCTTAAAGATTATAGGAGGGTAATTACTAATGACCCTGCTATTGCTGCCCATGCAATTACTCTTTTAGGTAACGTACATACAATCAAGAATATAGTATTGGATGATTCCAATTACTTTATGCAGGATATGTATATGGAAAAGGCATTATCTACTGGTTGGGATGCTCCAAAAAAGATAGGCTATGAGATGAATAAAATCTTTAAGGCTATGGAAAGACTGCCTGAAGATAAGAACTTCATTATGATGGCTCACTTTGAAGAGTATAAAACTGTAGAGGGCCGGTTAGGTGCCAGAATGAAGACAACTGGTAACATGGTACAGGAATATGTAACTCCTGAAGGTAAATTTGATATTGTTCTGTTTATGAGATCATTTCTGGATGAATCAAATCCTGCCGAAAAGAAAGTTATCAAGCAGTTTGTAACTAAAGATGATGGCATCTATACTGGTGCTAAAGATCAGCAAATCTTTAAAGACACCTATATCGTCAATGATTTAGGATATGTCATTGAAGAAGTGAACAAATATTATAATGGAGAGTAGGAAGTTTCAATAGAAAACCCTATCTTCACAGCCCCAAATCAATTATTCAAATCAATAAAACAAAGGTTATGTCAACTGGTAAAATTCAGATTACAGTAGAAGCTCTGAAAGAAGACTCTCTTAATGGTTTAAACAGAAAAGCTATTGCTCAAAAGTACGGTATTGCTAAAGCTGCCGTAGATAAACTGTTTAAACATCCTTCACTCCGTGGTATTCGTCCTAAACATGCCAGTGATATTGAACTGGTATTGGAAGATGGTACTGCTATCTCTCCCAATATAGCAGCTAAGGACTATGTACCTACCAAGAAAGTAAAGAAACACGAAGGAGAAGCTGAATCAGACAAAAATACTGATGGTGCTTTCATCCCTGAAGGTGCCAAAGTAGTAGAGGTAACAAATGATGCACAACCTGCCTCCTCTATTGCAGCCCGTGAAGTAGCAGAAAGTACAGGAATCTAATCACCCAACCAAACAAAAATGCTGGTGTCTTAATTGATGCCAGCATTTTTCATCTTCACCTATGCCTAAAAGCAGAACAAGAAAAGGTAAAAAGAAACTACTTCAGGTAGTTGATGTTCCTGAATTTCTTATCAGGAGCCACCGGGGCAAGCCAATGAAGGTAAAGAATCCTAAGTGGAAACCCGGTAAACAAAAACATATTGTACATAACTCTAAGTAGTTATGTATCTCACATCTATCTTTAAATTTTAAACACAAGTTTTAGTTATGGCTAATGAACCAGTTAACAACATGTATGGTTATGCCTCCGATGACGTACAGGTGTCAGTTCCTTTTGTCTTTGGTCTTAATGCAGGAGTTACTACCTTAGAGAAATTTGAATGGATTCCCAATGGTGGTAAAGATGGTGCTGAACAGGAAGCTATTGATATTATCTTTAAGATCAATGGCACTGAAAAATCATACCGGAAATTTCCAATCACTAAAGCCTTTGATAAAAACAATCAGGAAGTTACTGACCCTTCTGCACCGGAATTTCGTGATGCTGTTCAAACCCTGAATAGTGTTATTACTCATATCCTGAAGTGCTTTGTAACAGATGATCAACTAATGGCAGCATTTAGTAAGCCTGTTACCAGCTTCAAACAATTTGCACAGGTTTGTGCCAGTGTGTTACCAGCAGATTTCAAAGAAAGAAAGCTGGATATTTTCATGCAATATCAGTGGAATCTTCGTGAAGGTCAGAAGCAGACCTATTTGGAGATACCACCAAGCATGAAAAATGGTAAGTGGTTATGTCCTGCTATTGCACCTGTAGGTAGCTGGAAAGAGGTTCGTAAAGCAGACCCTTCTGATAATGATCAGAATGCATTGTATTATGTAGATGAAGCCAACAATACTCACCTGTTCAAAAGACATGGTAGATATGTGAAAGGCCCATTAGCTAATCAGCAAAAATCTGAAGAAGCTCAGGCACAGGAACAAGCTGCACAAAATATGAATAGTGGTGCCGGTGCTGGTTCTACTAATAGTGGTGGTGCTGCTGGTTCTACAGTAGCAGGATGGTAATTATACTATAACCTAATTTTAAAAAACTAATATAGTGACTGTGATTAATTTTAGCATAATGAGGTCTTGATTCCCCTTGCTATTAATCATAATAGTCACTATATTAGTTTTTAATTTCAACCCCTATGTATGGCTACAATGATGATTTTGAAATCCTACCAGAACAACTATTGCAGAAAATCACACAAGAACAGGTCTTTGAATGGATATTCCAGCAGAATATTAATACAGTAGAAAGGTATACTTCACCATTTAGAAATGATAAGACTCCCAATTGTAGATTTGAAGAAGTAGAAGATGGTACTTTATTATTCGTAGACTTCGGAGAGCCTTCAGGACAAACTCATATTACTTGCTGGAAAGCAGTAATGAGATATCACAAATGTACATTTCCTGTAGCTCTTAAGTTAGTAGCATTTCAATTTGGATTATCAACTAACTTAGTAGACTACGAACCAGTAAAGGAAGTTAAGCAGGAACAAGGTAAAATCATTCCATATCCCACCATTATCACATGGGATGGTAGACCTATAGAAAAGAAGGATAAAATATACTGGTCACAGTTTATCATTACACCAGAAAATCTTACAGAAGACGAAGTTGGTATTGTTAAAACAGTACATATTGATAGTAGAAAAGGCAAGAGAAGTTTCAATCCTATTTCTGTATGTTATGCTTATAACTTCAAACATCATGTTAAACTATATCAGCCTTACAATAATCCTAAGTATAAATGGATAAGTAATTGTACAGAAAATGATATAGGTAATCTTCACAATCTTCCTTTAATTGGCAAAGAGTTAATCATTACTAAGGCTTACAAAGATCATAGAGTATTAAGAAACATTGGTTTTGGCCTAAAGTCTGTAGTTTGGACACAAAATGAAGGTTGTATTCCTGATGACAAAATCCTCTTAGACTTATCACAAAGATTTGAACTTGTTACGATATTCTTTGATAATGATCAGCCCGGAAAAGAAGCAGCACAAAGATTAATGCAGGAATTTATTAGAGTTAATCCAAACTGTAACATAAGATGTATACATTTGCCTGTAAGACAATTCCCACACAAAGACCCATCAGATTTTATTAAAAAAGAAGGTAGGAAAGACACACAAGAAGTACTTAAATACATAGGTATTAATCCCATTATTTAAACAAACACAAACAAGACAGAGTTATGTCAACTGAACAACAAGTAAATCAAGAAGTAGTAACAAGAGATATTACTATCTTCTCCTCTCAAGGTAAGAACAACTACAAAATCTCCTTCACTGGTAGTCATTGGGGTGAACTCAAAGCCCGTTTAAAGCAGGAAGGTTACAATGTGGACAGTATGAAATGTATTGAAAACATTCGTAAGTCAGTATTGGAGCATCCTAAAGCAGTATTGCCTGCAACTAATTTCAACCTACATCTTTATCCTCAAAAAACTAAAGGTGGTGCCAGCAGACAGGAAGTGTATGCAAAAATTAAAGCTGCACTGGCCCTAGATGCCAATAAAGCTCAAAAATTCTTTAATGGTGACCAGAACTATACCCGGAAGAAAACCGATGAATTAGAAGCTCTAGTGGCCAAATATGAAAAGAAAAATGGTGTAATTGCTGTTGGTGAAACTACCCCGGTAGCATCTGAAGCTAAAGCTGCTAAAATTTCAAAGCCTTCCAAGAAAAAGGAGAAGACTGTAAAAGGTCAGGTAAAAGCCGAAAACAATGGTGTTGCTGATGTGGTTGAATCAGTAAAGACACACAAAGTTACTGAAGCAACTCCCAATGATCTTATTTCTGAGAGCATTAATATGCTCAAAACTATCAAAGGTCATCTTAATCAGGGACATATTGAAGAAGCTATCTCTAAATTACAGATAGCTATTACTCCTAAACCTGTAAAAACTGAAGAAGAGTTAGGTTTGGAAGAGCATGATGAGCTAATGAAAGACTTAACTGGTATTGCACACTATTAAGTGAACTACGTACATTTATAACTTAAAGAGTAATCCTGCCTTTGTGTGGGATTACTCTTTTTAATCTAAACTTATATGTCTTATGTAAACAGAAAGTGGGAAACATGGATTAAGATATTTAATCAGAAAATGTCTATAAGGCAGGACTTTCGTAATTCTGAATGGCTCGAAAGAATGGTAAAGAAAGGTAGAATACATCCACCAGTTTTAGAGACTTTGAATATGTTAATACCTTCTTTAGAAGCTATATATCCTGATAGATGGGATATAATATTTCATTGGGGTTTTAATAATACATATATAACACAGGGAATGTATCAACCTGTTTACTTTCACGAAAGAAATTATGCAAGTATTGTATCAGATTTTAGGACTTCTACTACAACATGGGAGCAGGCAGAGCAAAACATGTTAGACTATTATTATAATAGTCGTGATAGATGGCAAAGAACAAGAGACTTCTTTAATCTGATATATCCTACTTATTCTTCTTATCAAAGTTTTATTTATCCAGTAGGAGTTGTAGTAATTGGCTTCGATGTTATTATTCACTATCCAGAAGTAACTATAAAGAACTCAAGAAAGCAAAGTCTTGATATGAAAGACTTCTTTGTTAAGTTTGGTATAGATATTAATGGTACAATTAGACAAGGACTGTCTGGAACTAAAACTACTTATACTTTAGCTGAGTATTCTATGGGGTACGTACATAGTCATCTACATAGTGCTTCATTTTCCACTTGGAATGAAAAACAGCCGGGTACTCCTAAAGTATATTTTGGTAGCTTTTGCTTAGGTCAGGGAGAGATCATTGACTTTATGCAATACTTTAATGGTAATAAAAATCAAGGTGATCTCGATTCCTATCTTTTAATGATTCAAACAGTAGTAAGTTGGGAATCACTCGAAGGAGGGCCATATCAAAGAATAGAGAATGTAATACCTAAGACAAATGATATTCCAACTCCTTCATTAGATGACTGTAAAGATGTTCTTAATAAAATAGCTATATTCGGACAGTACTATCCAGATATTGATTGGAAGTATGAAGATGGAGAATACAAGATAGTGGATAATGAAAAGTTTGAAAACCTATTTAGGAATTGTTATTCTCAATCAATGCCTGAAGACTTTATAGTTTATAAAGATGACACAGGAAGCTATTTTGTCCCCACTAAACTTACCGAAGAAAGTGTTAAGATTAATGATGTAGACTTTTTAATATTTAAGGGTCAAAAAGTCTATTTAAAAATCGAAGGTGAACTTAAGTTTGCCGGAGAACGTAAACCGTATATAAATCCGAAAATAAAACAGTATGTCAAACACAAGCTCGAACATGTATGCAACAAAATTAAGGTACGAGAGTATACCCTTGAAAGGCTTAATCAAAATGAACATAACAGAAGCCTTTCTAAACAAAGTTAAATTCTTATGTAAGAACATACCAAGAGTGGAGTGGTCTGGTATGTTATTTTATAATATTGATGGGACTATAAAAGACCCTGAAAATATGGTCATCACCCCAATAGAAATATTCATCAGAGATATAGGTAAAGCTGCCAGTACTGCCTATGAATATGATGAAAAATGTTTAGAGTTTGTAGAGAAAAATGATCTTTACATGGCTAAACATGGAATGATTCATAGTCATAATACTATGAATGTATTCTTTAGTGGAGTTGATATTGATGAACTCCATGAGAATGCAATGAATCACAATATCTATCTATCCTTAGTCGTTAATAACTTCATGGATATGGTAGCTAAGGTGGTTTTTCTTGGTAAAGGAATGAAATTTGTTTGTCCTGATGAGGATGGAAATGAATACAACTTCGAGGTAGAAGGAGTTAAGAGCACACTCTTTTTGTATGACTGCAAGCTATTATTTCCAAAAGATGAAGTAGTTGTTGATGACTCATTTGCTGAAACATTTGAAGAAGTGAAGAAAGAAATTGCAGAGAAAGAAAAAATTGAAGCTGAAAAGAAAGCTAAGGCAGATGCTGCTCTCAAAGCTCAACAAGTACATGCACAACAACATAAAGGTGTAAGTACTATTGTACCTGATTACTCTGCCAGAAGAGGGTGGGGTTCAGAGGATTTTACTAAGAGTTCTCAACGTAGCTTCAGATTTGAGAACTCTAACATCAGGGATATAGAACCTGAAGATGACGAAGCACAACCAGACTTCTTTGGTCACGATCAGTTTTTTGCATTCTGTTTGAATGGAGGTTCAGAGCCTGACTTTGGGATGCAAACATGGATGGAAGAATTACTTGAACTTTTAATGAGGATAGATAAAGAGAAAACTGGTGAAATAGTAACTGATATGGTAGTATCAAACTTTGCTACCTATTATGCCACTTACTATGAAACAGAACTCTATGGTACAGACGAAGAAGAGTTTAAAGATACAATGAATGAATTTATTATATTCTGTGAGGTATATTCTCAATTCTATTCATGGTTAATTCCGATGAAAACAGGGCTTGAACTTATTCTAACTAAATTCTCACAACTAAACTTAAATCAAAATGGCAACACAGAAGTATGATAGATTTAAGGGTGCTCCGTGGTTTCAGGAAGATGTAAGACCAGCAGTACTAATTGGTGGTGCCGGAGGGATTGGTTCATGGCTTACTTTATTATTAAACAGAGCAGGCTTTGAAACTCATGTTTTTGATTTCGATAGTCTTGAAGCAGTAAATATGGCAGGCCAGTGTTTTATGCATAAAAGCATTGGTAAAAGCAAGGTAGAAGCTCTTGGTGATGTAGTAAGAGAAATATGTCAGGAAGAAATAATTCCTTACAATGAAGAAGTAACAGCAGATACTATGACTAATGATATTGTCTTTTCTGCCTTTGACAATATGAAAGCCAGAAGTATAATGTTTCATAAGTGGAAAGAAGAAAACAGAAATAATAAGCAGGCTATTTTTATAGATGGCAGGCTTACTATGGAGCAGCTTACAATATTCTGTATAAAAGGGGGTAATCAGGTAGAGATCGAAGAGTATATTTCCAAACATCTCTTTGATGATAGTGAAGTTGAAGAGATGGATTGTACCTTAAAGCAAACTTCTCATGGTGCAGCTATGATTGCAGCACATATGGTAGCTAAGTTTACTAATTGGTATGCCGGTATTCTTGGTAAAGATACTTCAAGAGATTATCCTTTCTTTTGGGAATACATAATTCCTATTGGTTATACTTCTAGTTATGAAGTCGAAGTAGATAATAGTGTTCAAGCTGTAACTGAAGTATTTGATGAAGTAGGCCCGGAAGAATTACATCAATTAGGCACTACTGAAGAAACCGATTTAACTGAAGAAGAAGTAAATGAACTATACAAAGAGATGCAAAACTCTCGTATGTTTATGCCTCAGAATCAAGTTCCTTTAGATCAGTGGGGACAACCAGTTATTACGGGTACAGCAGGAGAATTGCCAGTTCCCGATTCCAGATTATTTTATAATCGTGAGGAATCAGATAAAAGTGAAGAAGAACTTTACAATGACCTAATTAATGAACTTGATAGTCTTGAAAAGGAGGAGATTCAAGATAGAAACGAAGACTCTTCAAGTTTGGAATTGCCCTCTTCTGAGCCGGAGGAAGACCCTTCTGATATTGATATACCAGAAGACCCAACTGATGATCACACAAATGAGTTACCTTTTTAATCCCCAAACCCATGAGAGAGTTCCAGATAAACTTCGATGGCTTTTTCAAATCAAGATTCTGCAATGCAGAACCAAGTAGTTTGGGACTTTCTTCTTATTATCCTTCAACATCTGATGATAATAACTTTATTCCTTATCATGCTTTGATAACAGGAAAGTTATTACAAGTAGGAACATCTAGGTCATTACTATATAGCTTAGATGTTCCTATTCATGTACCATATATAAAGAAAGTCTATGAAGACTTCTTTAATATAATGATGTATCGTGAACTTTGGACAAGGTTCGATAAGAAGAATGTAGATAATATCTATCTTACAAGAGTAGGACAACTTGTACATTTAAAAAATAGTGGAGAAGTTGTTCCTCTTGCAGTAATAGCAGTACATAAGTCTCACTTATTTCATATAGATAAGACTAATCCTGATTATTCTCAATTCTTTCTTATGATAGATAAGAAATTCACAGAGGAAAGTACATATGAATTAATGTGGAGAAATTTTGAAAAAATAGCTATGCCTGTTATTAACGAAAGGATAGATACTATTATTACAAGAAGTCTCCTAACTTCATGTTATAATCATACTCCTGTACCTAAGATTCGTCCTGTAAATATTGTTCAGGCTAAGAATATGTACAAGGATTTAACTAAACTTGTTATTAAAAACCTTTCACTATAATGAGCAGTCAAGAAAAAAGAGACTTTAAAAAGCAGGGAAAGAGGAATAAAAGAATAGGTAACGAAGCAGAAAGAAAGTATGCCAGAATATTTAGAGAAGCAGGTTGGAAGGAAGCTCTTACTATGAGATATGTCTCAAAGATGAGAGATGATAGAAAACTTGACTTAGCTTTTGTTCCGGTAAATGCTCAAATTAAAGCTGGTGCTCAAAATGGTCTTAATGTAAGACAGGCTTTAAGAGATATAAATACATCAGTAGAAAAATTACCTGCTCACTATCCTGAAAGAAAACATCATGCTATTGTAATACATGATAAGCTCCCCGGCAGAGGTAATCATCCTTCGGAGTTTGATAGTATAGTCTCTATGACATTTACAGACTATTTCGATTTGTTGTGTATGCTGCATGAAAAAGGTAAGTACTCTCCTGTTGTCTCATTATCTGATGAAGAAGGTAATCCTGTTCCTATAAACGAAGATTCATCATCACAAACAATAGAAAATGATAATCAGAACACCACCGGAGATAGTAGCTCGGTATGAGCAGGATTTAAACTCCATTAATCAATCTGGTCTTAAAGAGATTATGTTTAATGGTATTCAGTCATTCCTTGTAAATCAACAGAACTTGTTAACTTCAGAAAAGTATTTTGAAGATAAACAACATTTTCTAATTGGAAAGGCTACGGATACTCTTATTTCATATGGTAGAAATCATTTCAATACCATCTATCATAACTCTGATGTAGAAAAGCAACCAAGTGCTACACTTAAAACTGTGTTGCATATGGTAATGGAAAAGCTACAGAATGAACATGAAGTGTATCCCCTTAATCATAGTAATGCAGCTAATTATATGCCTTTATTGCATGAAGCTCTCAATACAGTAGAAACTGTAAAAGATGGAGAATTAAAAATTGGCTACTATATGAATAGGGCAAAGCCAAGATGGGATATGGATAATCGGATTACAGATGTACTAAGAGATGATGCCTGTATGGATTATTGGGCTGATATAGTAAGAGCCAGAGGTAAGCAAGTTCTCTCCACTGAAGAGTATAATTTGATAAACATTATTTACAATAACTGGGTTACTCATCCTTATACAAAAAATGAGTTTGAAGACTCTAAGGACATTGTAGATATTTATCAGTTACCTATATACTTTTTAGTAGATAAAACTCCTTGTAAGGGTCTTATTGATAAGGTAAGAATTAATCTTATTACTAATAAGATTATACCTTATGACTTTAAAACCATGAGGGGTTTCACACTTAATTTTCCAAGAATAGTAAAGTCAAGAAGGTATGACATTCAAGGTGCTTTCTATACGGAAGGGTTAAGACAGAATTTTGCTCTGTTAGGGGACATTATAGGGTCAACCTCTATTTATAATTTCAGTCTTGATAACATGCATTTCATAGTAGAAAGTACTAGTAATCCCGGTCTTCCTTTAAGATTTCGACTTGATGATGGAGCTATGTGGGTAGGAGAAAAAGGAGATGATAATATGCCGGGGTTCCGACAACTTGTTGAAGAATATGCTTATTGGAGAGAACATGATTTTAATATAGAATCTGCTCTTAATAAAGCTGTACCTGAAGCATTACAAATTGATTCACGTTTCAACTTGATTAAACCAGTATGAAGATACAGATAGGTGAGGTATTAATGGGTAAAGTAGATCATGGTATTCCTGTAAATAATCGAACATGGAAGTATTTAACTCCATGCTTAAAAAGCTATGGACATGAATTTGAACAAAGGTATAATAGTGTCTTTAAGTTAGCATTGGGCTTAGGTGATTTGGTATTCATGGATAATGAACATAGGTATGAAAAACATTTGTTCATCCTACTTGATAGCCGAATATGGCCTAAGAATTTTGTGTCTTTCCTTAATTGGATTCGTGGACAAGAGTGTTATCAGGATGATTATGTATATGGAGATATTAAAAAGTCTCCTTGTCATATGGTGGTGATTAAGATTCCTGATCAATATACTCCTTCTTTTGAAAAATTTCTACAGGGAAAATACAGTGAAATGTTTACCTTAGCAGACATAGATTCCTTTTTCGGCAAGCATCCAGAGACTAAAAAAGTTCTTACAAAAGATAACTTATACAGAATCAAGTTCGTGAGAAATTTGAATAAGTTATTTGGTACTACATTAAGGACTATTGATTATGAAGGAGAACTAGATTTACCCCCTAACCAGAAAGAAGAGTATTTTGAATAAGAAAGAAGAGGTTGCAATGATCGTTATTATCCTAATAGGAATAATATTCTTTGCAACCTTTCTCCTATCTTTAATAACATAAAACTTACAATTATGCAAGAGGAAAAGTATGTACTTGGTTTCGTCTTTGATTTGGATGTGAATCGAGTATTACTCATTCAAAAACAAAAACCTTCATGGCAAAGAGGTTTCTACAATGGTATAGGAGGAATGAAGGAACCAACTGATCTTACTTATGCCGAAGCTATGGTAAGAGAATGTGAAGAGGAGACTGGGGTAAAAACTAAGTCTTTACACTGGCATCACTTCTGTACTATGGGAGAAGAAACTTCCAGATGGTTAGTACAATGTTATTACACTACTCTTCAGGAAATTCAAGTAGACAAATCTATGTTTGTCTCTATGACAAAAGAAGAAGTCTACTTCCATCCTCTCAAAGCTATTTCTATTGGTCATCCTCAACTCTTAGGAAACATACCGTGGTTAGTAGCAATGGCATTAGACCATCATTATAATAGAGCTATAGAACACTCTGTTATTACTTATAATGGTGGATTTTCATTACCTTTAAAGGGATTACAGTATGCCGACAACGGTTGATATTTACATAGGTAATAACAAGTATGTTACCTTTGATGAAGAAAGTATTAATGAATTTGTGAAGAGATATGAGGAAGCTAAACAGTTAAAGTCTAGCTTCTTCTTTTTTGAGGGTAATCGTTATGAGTTAGACCCTGATTATGCCATATATGTAATTCAGTATGTATCTTCTGTACTTGAAATTAATGACCTTATTAAAAAATACCCCATATGACATTTACCCCCGGACAAAGAGAAGAAGCCTTAAAATGGTATGCAGAAAATTGCCCTGAATCTACTTTGGTTATGAATTTTGGTACTGCTCATGGACAGGATATACAAGATGTATTTGTAGATGTGTACTTCAAACTTAAGAGCATCCCTTTTAACTTTAAACCTAATGAATTTATTGTAGGTATAGAATACAAGAATGAAGTAAAAATCAGGGCCGGTAAAGAAGTACCTAATGTAAGGATTCAGAATCCACATAAGAAAGTAGCAGGCAGTGATACCCATGACGAGCTTGCTTTAATTATATTGATTAACCTTTTTAAACAAGCTCAGATATGATGATAGCCTTTGCTATTCGTGAGCACTCTATACTGAAACAAAGAGAAATTGATGAAACTCAAAGAAAAGAAATTCAGGAATCAGGAAGTTTAAATATAGAGGGCTTTCTTTATAGTATAGAAACTATACAAACAACTCATATGAATACACATGTCTTTGTATTCATTTTTCTTGGTGAAGAATTGATCTCTAACAAATTCAAATTCTAATAATGATAATAGGTATTTCTGGTAAGAAACAACATGGCAAAGATACTGTTGCTAAGATCATTCAGGATTTAACCTCTCCCGTAAGTAGTGGTTATGTAGAGGTTAAAGATGGTATGTTATCACCCATGAAAGGCCCATCTCGTTTTATTATAAAAAAGTTTGCTGATAAACTTAAGCAGATAGTTGCCTTTCTTATTGGTTGTAGTGTTACTCAACTTGAAGATAATAACTTTAAAGAAACTCCATTAGGAGAAGAATGGAGAGTATGGTACTGGGTACATAAAGGAGATAGTGGTAGTGAAAAAGTTAGTGGTAAAATATATAGCTCAAAAGAAGAGGCTCTATATAGACATTTAGCTGCATCTTCTATCTATCTTGTAGAAGAAGTACTTACTCCCCGAAAATTACTTCAGCTTATGGGTACGGAGTGTGGGAGAGAAATTATTCATCCTAATATTTGGGTAAATGCTTTGATGAATGATTACAAAACTACAGATAAAATTATAAAAGAAGATGGAGAAGTAGTTACTGTAGAAAGAACTGGTATTGCTGATTTTACTGAGAGTGGCTATATAATTCCTGCTTATAGTACCTACCCTAAAGAGTTTCATAATAAAGTTATCCCTGACAAGTTATTCAAATGGTATGAACTTATTGAAAGATCGAAAGTTAGAATGCCAGATTGGATTATCACTGATGTAAGATTTCCAAATGAAGTTAAAGCTATAGAAGATAGAGGTGGTATTGTTATAAGAGTAAATAGAGATTCTATTAAATCTAATGATGAACATCCCTCTGAAACTGCTTTAGATCACTATCCCTTCAAATATTTAATTCGTAATAACTATGACTTGCCTTTGCTTGAAGGACAAGTATATCTTATGCTTAAACACTATAAAATCATATAATCCATGACCCAAAAAAGAAAACCTGCCGTAATGAGCATCAAAAAGCATGATGCTATAGTTGCTGATCTTAAAGCTCAAATCGTAGGTCTTGATAGAGCACTCAGAGAGAAGACAAGATTACTCTCTGAATTTGAAGCTAAGTTAGAAACAGAGATGGTTGAAAAGAACCGTCATTTTAATAATTGGAGGTCAGAACAAAAACACAATGTTGATCTTGCTACAGAACTTAGAACAGTAAAACAACAGTATAAAACTGTTAGAGAGGATAAAGAGCAGCTAATAAGTGATAATAACTCTCTTAGTCATACTATATCCAAACTAAGGAAAAGAAGGTGGTATCATCTTTTATTTAACGTTAAATAAGAAAACACAGATTATGCAAAAGAAGATTGTGTATGAATTGCCTATTCAAGCATTACCTGAGACTGGTTATGCAGACTACAATGGCCCGTGGAAACTATTTCTTTGTGACCACGACAATTTTAAAAGAGGGGATTTAGTTTATTGGTTTGACCCCGAAGGAAAGAGGTCTACATTTGCTTTCATTGAGGATTTCAAAGTTGATAGTATTGGCTCTGATACTCCTCAGTTTGGCTTTATTCTGAAAGCCGGAGAAACTACATTGGAAGCAGATATTACTGAGGTTATTAAAGTAATAGGTGTAATCTCTGAAGAGTGTGCTTGGTTAGAAGATGGTGAAGAGATGACTGATATTATCGAGGTATATAACTGGGCTGTACCTAAAGATGTACCAGTTAATACAGAATCTGAGTATACCAACATTCCAACATGGAGAGTAACAAATAAAACAGTGGATACTGATGTTATTCCCGGTAAGTTTTTAGTTATCGAAATCTATAGTGAGCATTGTTTCCATTACCATTAATAAGAGGGGGAAACCCCTCTTTTAAATCTTTCTTATGTTAGAATTGAAAATGACTAAAAGAGAGATAAATATAAAGAGAGGTAAGTATCTATATGAAGTGTGGGAAAATGATAAAATAATAGCTACTCATGTTAATAGTAATGATTATGTAGCTTGTTATGTTACAAGAAAAGAAGTAGAAATTAATGATAGATACTATGGTAAAACAACAAGAGTTGTTTATAAATTACCCATCTTTACAACAAGAGTCGAACTTTTAGGAAGAATTGCTGGCCCACGTAGACAGGAAATAAGAAATATTGTACCTTATGCAATAGCAATCCTAAACGATAAAACCACTAACTAAACCATGATCATTACAGTAGATGTAACTAAAGTATCATCAGAACTAGCCTTAGCTGATACTTATACTCTGTTTTGTAACTTGAGGAGGGACTTTACACCAGAAATTCTACGTACATTTGTTAATAGTAGTGAACCTTTACCAGATCATATAACACAGTTTATGCCTAAGGATTACTACGAGAAAAATATCCGTTATTATTATGAAAAACAAGTAGACTATTATTCTAAAACCCTTACAAACTATCAAGTATGAGTAATCAGTTCCTTACAAGGTTATCGGCAATCCTGATTTTAGTAGTAGCTATTTTGCTATATTGCTTAGGCTGTAGCAACAAGAGAAAAGATGACACAATATCTAATCAAACAAACCTTATTCAAGCTCTTACAGACAGTCTGCATACATTTAAGCTAAATGATAGTAGTCAATTAGCTCAAATTGATATATTAATGTCCGAAAAGGTGGAGGATATTTTGATTATGAAAAGTAATGATTCAGCCATTACTGCACTACAGAATGTAGTAAAGAAGTATGAAAAACAATTAAAAACTGGTGGTTCTGTTACTGTAGTCAAAGGAGAAACTAAAATAGCAGATTCAAGTAAGACAGATCAGGTGTATATACCTAATCATGTTGATAGTGGTTCTGTTATCGTATATCCTACTTATAAAAAACTAATCACTAATAAGTGGTTTACTGCTAACCTAAAGATGAATAAAGATTCCACTTTCTTTAATCTTAAAGTAATTAACAGTTACGATGTGATTATAGGAAAAGACCCTAAAGATAAAACATGGTTTGCAGATGTAATTAATCATAATCCCTATTCTTCCACTACAGCAATGAGAGTATATAAAGTAGATGTACCTAAAGAAAGACAGAAAAGAGTTTGTCTTTTTCTATATGGTGGTTATGGTATACCACTTCAAGGTACAGTACAGTTTACACCTCAAGCCGGTATAGGCATAGGTTATAAGCTACTCTCCTTGTTCTAAAAATAAATACTATGTTTCCAAGAAGACGACAAGGAGGAGATAGACAATATGTAACAGGAACTTTCTTTATTTCAATAGAACATATTCAAATGGGTTTTGAAATAGGAAAAACTTTACCTGAACTTATCGAAGAAGTTCTAATTAGCATAGAGATTGATAAACAGTTAAGGCCAAATTCACTTCTTGTCTATTATTGGGAGAATAGAAAAGATGGTTATACCTATTGGTATTCAGAAGGTGAAAACCAACGATTCATAAAAGACTTTCAAGTGAAGATATTTAATCTTCATTTTCAGGGAAACCCTATTCTGAATTAAAACCTATTTCTATGGCTAGAATAAGAGATAGAAGGATTAAGCTGGAACAAGAACTACTTATTCCTTTGGATGATATATTAGATGAAATATGTATGATATTCAAAGTAAAGCCAACCGAGATACTGTCTAAGAGTAAATCAAGAAATCTTACTCAGTGTCGTGAAATCTTTGCTTATATCACCATATTTCTTCCAAGAAAACATGCTGGTGTCAGAAGGATAGCAGCAGCAATGTTGAGAGATCATACAAGTGCAGTCTCCATGAGAGAAAAGATCAGAGACTACATTGTTTATAATGATGCTGTCTTTAGTAGAAACTTAGATATATACAAATCAGAATCTAAAATTTTTAAAAAGATAGCCAGCTATTACTTCAAAAATAATAAAACAATGGATTATGTCAGAGTCTACGAAGACATTAAACAGATACGGTCAATGTCCTGTGTGTGAAATGGGATGGGATGATGGTGATGTTCTTGAAAAACTATCTACACTTGATGTATTTAAAGGTAAGAGTCAAAAAGAATTACTTGCCATAGCTCAGGAAAACTATGGTTATACTCCTACTAATCAACTTCATTTCACTAAACTGAATAGTGTTGATATAATACATGGCCAAATATCTACAGGAGTTTGGCAATGTCCTCAATGTGGTACTGTTTGGGATAAAGGAAATAACAATCAGTTTAGAAACTTGAAGAGTTATCTTAACCCTGATGAAGATACAGAGGTAGTAAGAAAAGATCAGTTTCAATCAGAAGAATCTGCTCCGTGGGATGAAGAATAGTTAATCATTATCAAACCATAAAATCAAAACAAATGAAAAGGTTAATCCTTAGTTTGCTACTGGCATTGATTACAGTATCAATGACAGATGCTAGTACACAAAGATCAAAAACTGTTACTTTCGGCCCCGGAATCAGTTCTATTGTTCCCCACAATGTAGGAGGAAAGTATGCAGGATTTTTGATGACCTTACAGAGTGCAGTAACTGAAGAAACTCAGTACTACATTGATATTACTTATTACACAGACCCCTATGGGTTTAGTACCAACACATTCCACACAATACTATTTGACTTTAATCCGGGATGGCAACAGGCATATTATATGACACCTGATATGAGCCAGCCACTAGCTTATGGAGTACAATCTTATACTGTAGTCTTTGTTTACCCGTAATTAAAAATGAAAGGGGAGAAGCTGGAATCAACCCCGGCTTACTCCCCTTTTTAACGTACCGTATTTATACTATTGTTGTTCTTGCTCTTCAGCTTCAGGTACTAATGGTTCTGGTCTTTCCCAATCTCTGTTTTCTTCCTCCCATTCTTCTCTTGTATAACCTTTCTTATTAAGTTGCTTTGTAGTAGGCATTTCCATGTTAATAATTTGCAATCTTTGTTTTTGATCTTTATACCCCATTTCCTTTAGCTTTTCATTGAGGTTTTGTCTCTCAAGTTTTTCTTTCTTAGCAGTTACTACTTCTTCAGACTTAAACCAGTCATCGAAAGGTGAAGGAGTAAATTGCTTTTCCATTTGTGTACCAAAGCCTAACTTTAAATTAAGGTCTTTAAATAGGCCCGGAAGAAACAGTTTCTTTGTTTGCCTCCATGTTTTAGTACCACCGGGGTCAGTTCCAGTCATTAATTCTTCAAGATGTTTAAGTTCAGTACCACAATCAGTAAGAAACTTAAGTACTCCAATGTCACCAAATACATTCTTCCATGTCTCAGAAGGATTGACATACATCATAGCTTGAGAACTTAACTGCATAAGTTTGTTAACTGCTACATTATGAAACTGTCTTTCAGCACTATCTTTATCATCGTCATCATGCCAGAATAAGGATTTAATAAGTAGAGTTAATGCTAATGTAGTCATCATTATAGATAACTCAGCCATATTACCCCTTAGATTACGAGCATCTAATGCTGTAAACTTACCCTTACCAACCCAATCAGAGAAGTCATCATTGCTCTTAACTAAGTTTCTTCCTGCAAGTATATTTACTGGCATCCCTATGGCCTTCTTAAATAATAACTTATTAACTGTAACCAGTTCCCGTAAAGCTCCAAGTTCTGTTTCTACTCCAAAGAATTTGCCGGCAGCATATCCCAAACCTCCTAAAGCTATCCCTACAGGCCCAAAAGCAGCAAAACCAACACCAGCAGCAAAAGTAGCTGCACTGCCGGGGGTAAAGCTCCTATATCTTCCTTTAACCGTTTTGCCGGTTTTCAGATTTACCTGTTCTTCTCCAAACCTCCAATAAATTTGCATAGGAAGCCAGGTCTTAAACATCATCAGAGCTTTGCCGGTTAAACCGGATTTTGCCATCATACCCCGGAGATCATCATAGTTACCATGACCTACTACAATAGCCTGATTTAGTTTATTTTTGAAGGCTAGGTAATCTTTATTGATGAGTTTTTCCCAGTTGTTGATGTTCTCTTCTGTTCTGAAGTCTTCTATCAAATTACCATCATCACCTAAAGCATTCCATACTGAAGCCTCTTTACCATTCTTATCCTTAATTATAGTACTCCTAAGCATAGCAATCATTACAGGAGCTTGGTTAAGATACTCAACTCTTGCATTAATTTCATATGGATTAAGTGCTTCAAGTTTAGATAGATTAGTCTTTAATGTAGCCTTCTGTAATTCATTTTTTGAATCCATAAGTACATTAAATCTATCCATAAGTATTCTAGCCTTATTTGCAGCACGGCTTACACGTTTACCAAATGTAAGATTCTTTACCCATGAACCTCTTATTACAGAGTATGCATAATATATCTCTTCAGGATTGAAATACTCTCCTCCAGCAGCTAGTATCATATTAGATGTATAACCTTCAGCAAAGTTTGTTATACCTGAAGATAAGTTCCATCCAAGTCTAAGTCCCCTGATAAGATTAAGGAAATTAGTTACAAATGCAGTAGCTGTTCTTACCTTACCAAATCCCTTTTTAATGTCCTGAAGTTTTCCAGCTTCTGCATCACTTAAACCTCCCTTACTTAATAATTCATCTATCTCTTTAATCTTTTGTTTCTCTTCATTACTATAAATATGTTCACCAATAAGAGGTATTTTAGTACTTACTTTGCCGGTATTATCATCCTTCTCTGTTTTAGTTTTAAAACCAAATACTCCTGCATGCTTAAGACCATAGTTATTAAGCATTACTCTTTGGAACCAGTCTTCCATTTGTTGTATGGCCCTCTTTCTATCACCTTCAGAAGCTATTGCATTTTCAACCATATTTAATATAGGCTTTCCTATATTAGTAGTCTTTGGGTTTTTAATTCCTTCATAATGTGCCTTCATTATCTCCATCATAGGTAGAGTCTCAGTTCTAGCTGCATAAGCTGCTGCAAGATTAGTGAAGTGTTTCATTAGTTTAGGTAAGTCAAAACTCTGAGATTGCACTACGGAGTGTACAGAATAATCTCTGATAATTTTACCTATTGAAACACTCTCACCAATTATATTTCTTATCTTGTCAATCTTACCAGCTTGTATTTCACTCATACTTATATCTACATGAAGTAGTTGTGCAAGATGTGCTAGTGCAGAAGGATTCATTTCATTCAGAGGTACGATAGAAAATCTATTAATAGATTCCAGCCTACCTTTAGTTCTACCCAAATTATAAGCCTGAATAAACTTACTTTTTTCAATAATTGATCTCTCCTTGACAGCCCTTTGGTTACCTTGTAAGAAACTGTCATTAACCTTGTAATTGTATTTTCCAGTAATCGGGTCTTTAACTGCATAAGAGACTTCACTTTGTTGTATTAAACCAAAGCTGAGTCTGATTCTATCCCATAATCTTCTCCAAGCAGATGATAACATCTTTAGAGTTCCATTATGGTTGTCCATCAAGAACTCAGTAGTGGATTTCATAAGGGTTGGAAGTGTCATTGCAGGTAATGACTTTTGTAATTCATAGGGAGCAGATTCTATTATCTTTTCTATACCTTCTTTTACAAGATCATAAAACTCTCTGAGAGTTTCATCGGAATCAATAGTTTTAAACTTATCATTGTAATACCCTGTAGATTGATTTGTATCTTCAAATTGAAGTTGACCATTTACAGCAGTTATTTTGGTTTTATTTGCTCTAGGGATAGTGTTGTTATAATCCATATAGGTATTAACCTTCCTATTATCTACAAATAAACCACCAGCAGCAAAATAATCCTGAACACCATAAGTAGGATTATGCTGTAAATTCCATTGTTTAATAATAAACTTACTATGTGCAGATAGTTTATCTTCACTATTTACACCTTCGGCTACCATTTGTGCATTAGTATAAGAAGCTCTATCAGCCAAAAATCTTGTAAGCAGTTCCTTCTGTCTCTGTATTTCTTCTTTGTAGCCTCTCTCTCCAAGTAACTTAACAAGTTGTTCTTTATGTTCTTTCTTCTGGTCTTCAGTAACTCCATCTTTTTTGAACTCTGCATATTCGGGGTCACTTATAATTTCATCAATAAGGGCAGGGTTCATCATTATGGTATTGGCTCTTTTCCACTGTTTATTCTTTTCAAAAGCAGTATTATATAAATTAGCCTTTACAGTATCATCAGAAGTTCTTGCATGTTCAAAATCCTGCTTCATCTGATTACTTTGATCTACCTGACTATCTACAAATTCCTTAGTAAATCTTTGAACCAAAGTACCAGTCTGCATTCCATTTTTAGTAGTATCTAAGAATAGATCATAAGTAACTCCGTTAATACCAAGTATACCAAAAGCCTTAAGTTTATACTTACCATTGCTAATTTCTGCTAATACTTTATTTACTTTAGGAGTAATTTCTTCTATTCTTTTAGCATAGTCACGGGAAAAGTTTTCATGCTTCTCAATAGCATCAACGAGGATGCTATGCATTACTTGTGCCAACTGTGCCGACTTAGAAAAAATAGATTGTGTTACATCCATTGCCCAAGCTGATACCCAATCCACATCTTTTAATCCCTCTTTGGTATGAACTATTTCATCAAAATTAAATTCCTTTCCTTCATATACAGATTGTACTCCTTTATTGGAATTAAAATTACTTACTGTAACTTCTTTAGCCTTTAAATCAATAGCAGGAGCAAAACCCATTGCAATATCCCTCCATTGCTTAAATTGATTCATAGTTTCCTCTCCTAATTTGTAATCAGGAGTTTGCTTATCGTTCTCATCAAAGAAGAACATTTGATTCTGTGGAAAGAAGGGATTTTCCCTATCACTTTGAAAAGTACCGGCAGCATCATAGAAGTCTATAATAGTTCTAGCTTCTTTAATATCTAAAGGATTATTTGATTTAGTAAGTTCCTTTAACCTTGCTAAGTCTTTCTCTACATAATAACCTACTGCATCAATGTTTGCATTCTTCTTCAAGTCTGAAATTTCCCCTATTAAGCCGGTTATACCTTTAGCCGAGTCACCTTCTAATTTATGCTTAATACTTAATCGAAGATTGTTTAGTTCCACTCTTCGAGCCTGAGTTGTCTTGGGATTTTTTAACTCCTTTTGTATATCAGCTAATCTTTGCTCAAGAAAAGTCTGTAGTCTCTGCTTATGTCTTATAAACTGTTCAAATACTCCTACTGTTTCTTCTTCCTCAAGAGGAGATAAGTTTTGAGCAGTATTAGGGCCAGTATTATCGAGTATATAACCTCTTTCAGTTTGTTCTTCACTAAATGGAACATTTTCAGGGTCAATCTTTATTTGCTTATACTGATTCAGATACTTTTGAGCAAGTTCATCTGAGGGATTTATAGCCAGACTTATCTGGTCATTTGAAACTTGAAGAGTTACCAAGCTCTCCTTATACATATGATTTAACTCCTTCACTACTGGTTCAACTTCCTCCTTACTTACCTTAGCTATTACATTATCAATAGTAGGGCCGGTAGAGAAAAGACCTCCTTTAATGAGGTCTTCTCTTATCTTATCTATAATGTCAAACTTAACATCTTGAATGCACTTCATATCAATAACAGTTATTTTCGTTTATACTTTGAACCGATGGTAATTCAGCAATACTCAGACTTTCCTCAGTATCTCCCTCCCACTTGTTTACTTCAAGCCATTTTCTAAACTCATCCTCTTCAGAATCTCCAAAAGCACCTTCAGCTATAGCATTAAACTTTTCTGTATTTGGAGTTGAGAATTTTTCATTTTTATCTGTAATAAGCTCAAATATACTATTTATAGCCTGTGCTGTTACAGATTTTTCTGAATAATCAAGCCCTATGGCCTTTAATATTTGATTAAGTACTTCTTTAAATCTTTCCAGCAGGCTTTGGCCAGTATTTTTGTATTCATATTTAGCCATTTCTTTTTGAAACTCCGGCTGAGTCATGGCCATAGCCATAAACTCTTTGATATTATAAGCTCCATATTGAACTCTCTTTTCTTCAGGAGTTAAGGCTATATCAGATATTCTACTTCTTATAGCTGATCTTTCTTCATCAGTAGCAGCAGCTTGTAATTCATTATTGAGCTTTGTTTGAAGAGCTATTTTTTCTCTTAGTCTTTCAATATTCTGATCTCCTATAGCTCCTCTGGCAACATTATATAATTGAACTAATTTGCTTACATAAGCCGGAGCTTTATCTACTACCTGATAACTACCTTTTACTTCTTGTAGATAAGGACTAATTTGTTTTACAGTAAGACCATGTATAACTTCATGAAGAATGGTCATAGCTACATGATAGTCTCCTTTTTCTCCAAGATTACTTCTTATTTGTATAGAGTTATCTAAAGCTCTACCATCACTTACTATATCAGCATAAGAAATACTTATATTACTTGAATAAGGTGCTAGTTCACCGGCTAAAGCAGAGAGTCCACTTATTCCGGCTCTCGATATATTTTCAAGTACCGTTTTAGCATTACCAGTGTTAATACCAAAAGTATCACTATGAGTTGGTACTGGTGCAGTTTTATTTATATTACTAGGTACTACTATAGCTTTTGGTTTACCATTTACTAAAGATTGTCCTACACTCTGACTAGCATCATATTCATCCATACCAAAAGTTCCTAATACTGGTATTCTCTTAAATGTACCATCCCCCTGATTCATATATAACTGGAACTTCTTTTCTCCTTTAACCATACCTCTATTATAGATAGAAATATATTTAGGTGGTGTTTGTCCCTCTTCTTGAACCAAAGAGAATGATTGAAGAGTATTAAGATCACTTGATTTATAATCTGCATTCCTACTATGAGTCATTTTATCTACCTGATTAGCAGGTATTTTATTTTTAACTCTTTCAGGATTATGCTGCATAAACTGTATAGTAAAGTTACTATCTATACTCGATTCTTCCTCTTTCATTTTAGCACCTACTACACTAAGATCATTGCTTAATCTTATTCCTACTTTTCTCATAAAGTCTCCATAGCCTACCATATTAGTATACGTTACAGGTATATACTTTGTAAACTGAATAGCTTCCTGAGTGGCATTACCTAAGTAAGTATATGCAATTAAATCTTGTGCTAATTTGGTAGTAGTATAAGACTTCCCATTGAAGTCGGGTAATTTCTTATTTGCTGCAAGCAGATAAGAAAGTGAATTGTATAAATATTGTTCATCAAACTCTTCTCCAACTGCATTATTGAACTTTATAAGTGAAGGTTGACCATCTTTTTGAATATTAAATTCAAACCTATTTATTAGCTTATTAGTTTTAATATAGTTATCAATGATTTTATTACCAATAGTATCTCTCAGAGTTTTAATATACTTAGCTAAAGAGGTGTTAGTATCACTATCTATATATAACCTTTTTCTTTCCTCAACTATATCATCAGTATAGTTAATAATACCATTTTGAGTATTAGCCGATAGATACTTTTTAAAAGCCTTAAAGATTTCCTGTTTGATAATAATTCCTTTGTTATCTATTAAACTAGTATTATCCCCCATACTAATCGAGGACATTATTTCGTCATATACTTGATTCATTATAGGAGCATCATATGGTAAGTAATTACTCCACATATTATAGGCTGTAGAAACTGCATGAATGTTAAAACTACCTGTAAGACTTGTAGGCTTAACCCAATAGTTTCCTATATATACATGACTAGGAGTTTCTTGAGTAATAGAATAATCTCCAATTAAATTACTAGCTCCTCTAATAAAGGCATTATTATCACCAATCTTATTTAAGGCTTCTCTTCTTGCTATTACATCGTAAAAAGATTTACCTAATCCTTTAGCATCAGCATTAATACCAGTTTGAATACTTCTAATCTTTACACCATAATCCCTCATTTCAAGGAATCTATGTAAGATAGCCTCTTGTAAAGCTCCATCAGGAGAAGTAGTTTTTAAAGCTGCCAGCATCTCAGTAGTACTCATCCTTCTACTCATAAGATTTTGATATTCGGAATCATTATTAAGTCTGTCCCAATTATCTTTATCTCCTACATATTTTCTTAATAGTTGAGTTACTACTAATTGTTCTTTATCCTGACTAAACTCAGCCATGTTAGAGTTTGCATTTTTCATTCTTTCTACAAACTCTTTTACAATTGGTTGTGATAAGAACAAGAATTGTACTGAAGATTTACCCTCATCTTCTCCTTTATCAAAACCAAGTAATGCAAAGGCTTTAGATACATCAATAGTAAGATCATTAAGACCTACTCTACCCATTACTTGAAGTTTCTCATTATCCAAAGCTATATTTTGTAATTCTGCAAGTACTTCAGCAATAGTTCTATTTCCATCTATAGTTCTTTCGTTACCCAATCTACCATCACTTACCTGATTACCAAATCTAAACTCTTTTTCTTCTATAGTTACATTTCCTTCTTCATCAACTACAGGATATGTAAGTTGTAAAGGCTTACCTAATGCAGCTATTTGCTGTACTAATGAGTGAAAAGTTACGTCAAGTGAATAAGCACCAGTACCAATTTTACCAGCAGCACCTAATCCCATTTTCATTTTCTGGTATTCACTACTCAATGGTGTAAATACTTTAGATTGTTCAGCTTTGTTACTTAACTGCTCAATCATATCAGCCTGCTCTTCAGCATAATCTGTAGATAATATACCATTGATTTTAGATTGTATATTATCATCAGGATTGGTTAATACTGCACTATGAATCTTTATGATTCTATTTTGTAAAATCTTCTCTTCAAGTTTAGAATTGAGAGCACGAAGCTGACTATCACTCTTTATTTCTTCCTCAGTGAATGAAGGTAATTCATCACCAAAAATAGCCTGCATCAATTTACCAGCTTTAGTACCATCTTTTAATGTACCTTTAGCATTATTGAGTATATCTTCTTTGATTTTTTCATCAAGCTCAACAAACTTGCCATCCTCAGTCATATGATGCCATAACTGATAAGTATATTGTTTATCAATATCAAAGTCAAGACCCATCTGCTTAGTGAAGTTTCGAGGAACTATCATTAAGTCAGCACTCTGTGCTGGTAAAATACCAACTATTTCTACTTGTGCAGCAGAAACGTGACCAGATGTAGGAATACGAAAAGAAGTAAGTGATAGCAGCTTACTATCAATCATATCTTCCTTAAGCATCCATTTACCATCTTCACTCTTTGTTACATATATGTACTGACCATCTTTCTTAGTAAAGAGGTCTATAAGATTACCATCATTATCTCTGAATTTAGATGCTACTAGTACCTGAGCTTTTTCGATACTACCATTTTTCTTAAATGAACCTTGAAGACCTTTACCATTCCATTTAGAAGTCCAAATAATTTTTGATTGATCTACCCCTTCTAAATTATCCTGAAATCTAAAGCCTTCTTCTGAACCTACTACATAAGAGTTACCGGGGAATTTAATCTTGATTAGTCTATTAGAAACGATAGCATTGAGCATAGCCTCGTATCTGTTACTATTAGCAGAACTCCACAAAGGAGTGATAAAATTACCATTGTCATCAAGATTAAGACCTTCAATATCCTGAATAGGGTATCCTCTGTTGATAGCTTCATCTTTAAGAAGTTTTTGTAGCTTATTATATGTATGTTTTAAATCCTTAGAATGTCCACTTTCATCAAGTCCTAATTCATCATATAATTGAGCTTTTTTATTTCTTATAAGATCATTAAATGCATCATTATAAAATTTATGTAGGACTTTGCCATTATATTTCTTACCATCCAACTCAAAGTCATCAGCATCAATAACTCCATTACCAAAAAGTACTTTCATTAACTGAGTACCTAATGTAATTTTATCTTCAAGTCTTTTTCCTGACTTAAAGGGTACATCTTGTTGTATTCTAAAGTTCTTTCTATCTAAGATAAGAGAACTCTTTTCAAGATTGTTTAATGTTTCATCATCCATTATACTACCCTCTTTCCAAAGTACTGCCGGATTGTTAACTGAACCTACCTTATTAGCTGTTTGATAGGAAGCTCTTACAGTTTTCTTTTCTCTAGCCTCAATATCCTCCATTTTTTTACGGAGTTTGTCTATTTCTAAACCAGCAGTGAGTTGTGGTATTAAGGGAAATGAAGAAGACTTGATATACACTACTCTCATTGCATCTTGAGTAGGGTCATATATTTGACCTGTATATACCGGCTTCATTGGTTGGAGAACTTTACCTATTAACTTTTCCTGACGTTTAGTTAAAGGTGCTTTCTTACCATTTTCCCATGAAGAAAATAACTCTTTTGCTTCCTGAATTTCATCAGGAGTTACTTCAAATATACTATCTGAAGTTTTACCTAATTTCTCAAGTAAAGAAAGATGTTCTTTCCATGTAGTGTATTCTTGAGCATCAGAGCCTTCTATATTAAAATAACCAGCAGATTTAGGATATTTCTCTGCAATCTTCTCTTTTTCTTCTTTAGTACCATTTAAGAGTTTCTCAATTTCTTTATCAGTGATTTCTTTACCATCATTTACTCTAGTAGCAAACTTCAAGAAAGGTACTTCAGCTATACTTTTTCTATCTTCAAGAAATAACTGTACATATCTTTCATTCTCACTATTAGCAATAGTAGTACCCGGAGCTATTTGATTAGCCAATCTTTTACCTACGTTAACAAAGGTATCTCTAGCTATAGTAATATAATCTTTAGCCTTAGATTTATAGTACATAGCAGGGTCACCAGCATATAACATAAAGCTATTAGCTGTAGCTATCATTGAGTTTAATTCAAAATCAATAGCTGCTTTATATACTTTTTCTTTAGAGGTACCATTAAATTTATCGGAGTATTTCTTATCCATAAACTCTATTCCGGTAATGTCACCATTCTGAGTTTTAGTTAAGAAACCATACTTATCCCATGCAGATATTTTTTCTTTCACTAATTGATCTAAAGTAGACTTTAATACATCAGCTATCTGATTCATCAATTCAGGTCTACTTTCAATATACTCAAGATTAAATTCCTGTACTCCATTAGCAATAGCATCTATTAAAAGTAAATCTTCATTAAACTTAACATAGTTTAATTCAGGAATTAAAAGGAACATCTTAGCTCCCTTATCATAAGCACTGATATTTGTTTTACCTCCTAACTGAGCATGTTTAACCATTCTCATTAATTCAGGTCTTACAGCCTGCTCATATAATATCTTAACTCCTTCCTTACCTAAAGTTGGATTACCATTTGAATCAAGCACAAAGTGTTTATCTTCCAAATTAAGCACTGCTGTCTTTAACAGCATCATATTGGATTTATCTGACATAGTAGGAGCAAACATAGTTGCCATCCTCATTGATATAGTAGTATCACTAGCAGTATTAAGTTGATTATTATATACAACTTCTCCTTGTTTAGTATCCCAAAACATTACCAACTTAGTAAGTTCATGGTCTACATCTGACAACTTAGTGATACCATTATCACGATAAATCTTCTTACCCATCTCTTTCAGAGCAGTTAATCCAATATGACTAACTTCAAACTGATCTCTGAATTTCTCAGAGTTTACTAACAAATCAAGCCACAAGGACTTTTTGGAAAAGGAAATGGTACTAAGCTCTTGAATAACTTTACCATCTTTGGTTTTTAAGTCTCTTGTTCTATCAGTAATAAACTTAGGTGCTGTAAAACCAAATATTGATTTACCATTATCTCTACCATTAGGAGAGTTAACAGAAGTATTAAAGTTTGACTCTAGGTTAGCTAAAGATTTAACTACTGATTGAAATAAAGGATTGCCTTCACCAGTAACTAAGTCTTTATTAGGACTTGCTATACCAGTTCTAAGTGCAGTAGCTAATATTCTGAACAATCCATTTGGATTTGTATATAAGCCATCACCTTTAATCTTCTCAAAATTATGATATAAGCCATTGCTCATAAGCTCCTGAAAGCCGGCATCACTCATCCTGATACCTATTTTCTCTAACCATTGTCTTACATTCTCAGGATTAACTGATTGAGCTTTATTAAAGAAAGATGCCTTAAATTGATTACCATTCTTCTGAATTTGATACTCAATATTTCTAAACTTAAATCTTTTTTTCTCTCCTTCTTTTAAAGCATCTAGTTCAGTTTTCAGTTCACCAGTAGGCATGATAGTAACTTCTGGCTTTTTACCAGTTATCATGCTTATAGTAGCTACTATATTCTTTATATCAGACTTAAGTACTGGTACATTGGTTCCTATCCATGAATCATATTCATCCACTAATTTTTGTGCCTCGTCTGTATTAAGAGAATACACTTCATTAACCATATGTACAAGATCACTATCAATAAAATTATTGTACCATGTTAATGCCAGTTGTGCAGCAAGGCCACTTTGAAAAGTATCATATACTTTAGAGTGCCATGTTTTATTTTTATTATCATAGCTAATCATAGAAAATTTCATACTTAATCTATGATTACTGAATACAGTTACAAATTGATTCTGTCTTTCTTTAGTACTAGCCTGCAATCTATCAATTAGTTCTCTTAACCACGGATAACCCGGAACTGACCTTTCCAGTTTAGCCATCATAGTACTAAAGTCAGAAGGTACATCAGCCAATAAATCTCTTACAGTATTAGCCACTGTATCACTTCCTACATAAGTAGGTAATTTAAGAAAACCAGTCATAGGTTTTCCATCCTTATCTACTTTTCTTATTTGACCTAAGAATCTTCTCATTGCATAGGTCAACTTATTATCCGGGTTCTCACTTAAACTATCAGTACCAAATTCTTTTGCTCTTTCTGTACTACCATCACCTTCATCAAAAGGACGATCTTCATCTGTTTCACTATCATCATCTGTCTCCTGATTTTCTTTGAGTTTACCCTTTTGAATATTAGTATACTTACTTACTTTTAACTCAGTCTCAGCCTCCATTAACTTATAATTAGCCTGAATATCATTTATCCTCTGAATGGATTTATTGTATGAAGCAATGGCTAATTTCAAATCTTGAAGATGAGGAGTTTCAGGGTCAGCATCAATTAATTTTTGAATCTGTTTAACCTTATCTGCATAGGTTTTTCTTAAGGGTTTAATAATAGCTTCAAAGTTTTTCTTCACTTCAGCATATACCTTTTCCTTACTTATACCCTCTTTATTATCTAAATCTATTTGTGCTGCAACCTGATTATACATAAAGTCAATCAGTTCAGATTGTTGTTGAGGATTTAAACCTGCAATACTCTGAACTGATTGCTCTATGGATTCCCTTTGAGAATCAGTTAGCTCTACGGGAGCTAAGTCTTCTTCTGATAAATCATTTAAGAAATCAAAGCCTAACTCTTCTTTAGCTTGTTTAATAAGGTCTTCTTGTTCCTTTCTTAATTCAGCTATTTTTTCTTGCTGCCCTTTTCCTTCTTCGGAGGAAACTTGCTGCCCATCTGTTCTGCTCTCTTCTCTTCTTTGCTCGATGATTTCTTCTCTGATTTTTTCGGGGCTGATTTTTTCATCTTGTTTGATTTTTGATGTTAATTGATATGTAATTATAGGTTGAACACTTGTTACATAATTAGGATTCTCTTTAGTGCCGATGTTTATACTTCTGATATTGGTCTTAAGATTACTCATTAAGTAATCATTGTAACTACCAGTAGTGGTAGGCTCTCCTTTCATATTGAATTGCACTACTGGTTTATTTCTATTTAAAGAACCAAAATGTACATGTTGTTGATAGCCTTCTAAGAAGTTAGTTTTAATAATATTATCTAAGAATGCATTAGCTAACTTAAATGAAGTCTCCATATCCTTACCGGGGTTGGGATTAATGAAGAATCCATTGTTCTTTGGTGTCATAGGTTTTCCTACAGTACCACATACAATTCCACCAGAGCTATTTATAGTTAAGTATTTATAACCTTCTTTTTTCCCTTTACCTTTTAATTGAGCTTCAGCTTCAGCAACACTATTTGCATTCTCAAGGTTAGCTACATGCATAAACTGAGAAAGATATTGAGTAATACCATTCACACTTCTTATATCAATACCAGAAGATGCTAGTATCTGTGCATGTACATTATCAAAAACTGATTTATCACCTGCCTGAAGATTCTGGTTCTTAGCATTAACAAATACTTTTAAAGCCATTAAGATAGATGATTTTGTTAAATCACTTAATGGAGGTTGACTTACAGGAAATGCAGTATAAGTAGGTTTACCATCCTTCATACCTGTTTGTCTTACATCATAAGCCATATTTTCACTAAATGGCTTAGTATTATTTAACTGACCTTCAAATACTATATTCTTACCGTCTTTAGTAAGTTGATTAATATTTATAGCTACTGCAATAGTAGTATCAGGATTTGCCTCTTTTAAAGTTATTTGATTACCCTGTGGTAATTTAAGAGAATCAAAAGTGGTTTCTCGTTTACCAGTTACAGTAATGCTAACAGGCTTCCCTTTAGCATCTAATATAGCCTGCCTCATTTCTCTAACAGACTTAATAGCCTGTTCCATTTGTCCCGGCTTAGACTGGTTAAAATTAATAGGATTATACCACTGAGTATCATGTATAAAGGCAATTCCTCTTTCATTGGTTTTGCCTTTATCATAGATAATCATTGGTATTTTATCCTTATATTCCTGATCTTCAGGACTTAGGTTATTCTGTGCTACATATTGTCCGAATGACATTGCTGGCCCCGGTGTACCATCAGCATTCCATGTACCTATTTTAATATCCATGAAGTTTGAAGGAATCATTACATGCAACTCGGTTCCTTCCTGATACTTATTAGGGTCAAGCAATTTTAAACTATCTACATCTTCACCAGCATTAATTTGACCTTCTCTTGTTTGTTTTTTAACTGTAACACTACCATCTTCTTCTGTAGTAAGAATAAGATCATAAGGAACACTTAAAAAAGCAAACTTCATTTCCACCTCATTTGTAACTACTCCTGTATAATTATATATAGGCTGACCATTATTATCAAAGTCATTTGGCTTTGTTTGTTCTGCAATAGTATCTTGTATAGCAGCTTCCGTTCCTTCAGTAATAACAGAAGATTTTATTTCAGTAGTAGGGTCATTAACAGTAGCTAATTCACCTAATAAGCTATTAAGAGTTCCTATAGGGTCTTGAAATATCTTAGTATAAACTTGTCGATAATCTACTCTTGAATAACCATTCAATTCCCAACCCCTAGTTAAAAGATTAAAAGTCTTATCAGCAGTATCTATATTAGATTGTTTAATAGCTGCTCTTACTAAATCTTCAAAAGTAGGATGTTCAAAACCCTGAAGTAATATGGCTACTGCTGATTTTAATCTCTCCTTTTGTTCTCCTGTCATATTATCACTAAGCTCTACCGGAGCTAATGATACCTCTACAGGGCCAGCATATTCTTCTGCTGCTGGTATTATATCTCTCTTAAATACATATCCCTTTTCTTTCTTGATTGCAAATCCAAGCTCAACTAAGTTATCCCATAGAGTATTTATCTCTCCTCCTTTAACTTCGATACCTTCACTTGTAAAGGTTATACCTCTCTTATTTAGTTCTTGTCCTAACTTAATAGCTGATATAACTGCTTCAATATCGTTGGCTTTACCGTATTTTAATCCTATTAGTTGAAGAGTAAAATTATCAGTGTTTAAAAATACATCGAAGGCTTTAAATAATACAGGATTACCATCATAGATAATATCAAGTCTTCCAGCATCTTCATTAAGAATATCTTCAATATTAGTGATTTCAGTTTTTGAAACTGCTTCTAATACTGCTGCATGAGCATCATCTTCTGTTGAAGCAGACTGTTCATTAGCTATCTGAGCAATTTCAGCCATCTGTTCACTGAACATATCGAAGTTCTTAAAATTCATCTCAGGTGCAGTAGCTACAGCACTTTGTATATCTCCTTGTGGTAATACACTACCATTATCTTTACTTTCAGCTTCTTGAGCTTCAGCCTGCTGTTGTACTTGTACTTCAGTAGTAACAGTGGGATTTGCTACTGTAGTCTGTTTATTTTCAATAGTGGGGTCATTAGCTACAGGGTTAGCTACATCATCGTTTTTGGCATTCTGATTATCTATAGCCTGTTTTGCTGCTAGTTTCTTTCTTCTATCAGCAATAGCTTCTTTGATAGGGTCAGTAAGTTTTCCATTCTTAGTTAAGTCTTGTTCGAGTTGATCAAGTTGTTCTTTATTTCTGGAATTAATAATTCCATGAATAGCTTGTTCGTTCTTAAACTGTTGATCATTCCACAATGCCAGATTTCTACTTTCAATATCAATTTGAGAAGCATTAGCTACATTATCCCTTATAGCCTGATAGTATTTTTGATCTTTTACAGGAGTTGCTAATAGACTAGCATCAGAATCTCTTTGTTCCTGTGTATAAGATTCATCTTTATTAATATCCTTTAATTGCTCATTAAGATTGTTGAGTTTATTCTCAGTTATTGCAATTACAGCATCTACATTCTTTTGTTCAGCAGGATTCTTGTACTCCTGTTTAATTTTCTGTAATCTTTTTAACTCATTCTTATGAGCTAACATTTGATACTCTAAATCATGTATCTTCTTCCCATTATCGGACAAAGAAGAATAACCGAAGACACTATTCTTCAAGTTTGAAATATCCTGAGCTAATTCAACTTGTTTCTCTCTTCTTGTCTCGACAGAAAACATTTGCATAGCAATTTCTGGTACAAACTGTTTTTCATGTTGATTAGATACCTGATCGAATATCTTCTTCATTCTTTCAGCATCCTGTAAGTAAGTACCAAAGTGTGCTTTGATTTGATCTACTTGCTCTTTTGTAACATTATTAAAACCTAAGTCATTAAGACTATCAGTTTTACCATTGTTTACTTCATCAAGAGTTTGTCTAAGGAAGTTTTTATATGAATCAAAAGCTACATCACTATCTTTTAATGCATCTAACTGAAGAGCACTTAAAACTTTCATTGCACCAAAGTTTCTACGGAGCACATTAGCAGTTTCTACATTACCCTGTGCTTCATACTCTCGTATAAGATTGGATATATGATCATCCATCTTACCTACATTGGCAACAAAATCCTTGTGCATATCTGCTAATCTTTTCTGCTGCCGGCCATTCATAGCAGAATTGAATAACTTCATAACACCACCAATAATAGGAGAACCTATAACACCACCAGCAAAGTTATTCCAGAACTCTGCACTGGTAACATCTTTACCTAGTCTCTGAAAGAAACTACTATCGTCATCCAGACCTGCTAATACTCTGGCATAATGTTTACCTTCCTCAGAACCTATAAACTGTAATCCTTCTTCAGAACCTTCAGAAGCTGCACCTACTATATGAGGTAATGCCCATCCTACAGCTTTACCTACTACTCCTTTAGATGCCAACTTGGTTGCAGCATGTTCTAATCCCTTCTCGATTAAACCAGTACCAGTTCCTGAAAAGGGATTAAACACCATAGTCCTATAAGTAAGAATATCTAATGCCATAAGAGGCATATTCCATAAAAAATCTCTTCTGGCACCAGCAGCAGCAGCACTTCTTGCCTGCTCTTCAGTGTATTTATTAGTACCATCAGGATTCTTTTGATTAATTAATTCTTCATAAGCATCCTGAAATGTTTGTTGAGCTTCACTCTTAGATTCATTTAATCTATTGAGAATAGCATATGTAGTAGCAGTCTTTTTTAATCTACTTGCAACATTGGCAATCTCAGCAGCTTCTTCTACTGTTTTAGCTGCTTTAATAGTTCTTAATAGTTTTGGGAATTTGCTTATAGCATTACCCAGTTCAGGTATAGCCCCTAATCCTTCTGTAGCAGCACCTACAGCAAGAGTTTCACCTAATGCTTCAAGCCCCATACCTACACCAGTACCTGAACTTGCAAATTGTTTACCCCACCACGAAAGTTTACCGGGTGAAAAGCTACCGGGATTCTTTTCATATATCTGATTCTTTTGCTGAACTTCATTAGACCAGTTCATTATATCCTGTGCAGATACTCCAAATATTTTACTATTAAAGTCTGTTTCTTTATTAGTAAGAATATCAAATGTTCCTTTAACATCAGCAGTATTTAATGCTCCTGTAGCAATAGCACCAGCTACATTAGCACCAAATTGTTTTATTGATCTCTTTAAAACATCAATGGCTGGTTGTCTTGCTGCCTGCAATGATTCAGCAGAACCTTTATCAAGTGAAGAAGGATTAGTTATATATTCGTATTGATCAGGGTTGAAATGAGTTTGCTTTAGTGTTTCCTGTGCATCTACTCCGGCATAAGGATTAGGGGTAAAGCCATATTCCTTTAAAAAGTCAGAAGGCTCTAAAGGAGCTTTCTCACTACCATTAGAGCCTGCTGGTCTTACTGATTTAGACATATCTTAATCGAATGTTTTGTTCTGGTAATTCTGGTTAAAGTCCTGTATAAACTGGTCTATACTATCAAAAAAGCCATTTGTTGAACCACTGGATTTCATAGGAACTTCTGTACCATCGGATTTTTTCAGTGTAACATAGTAATCATACTCTCCATCTCCTCTGTAGAAACTACGAACAGTTACTGGAACACTACCCCCCGGTACTGGTATTTGAACTGTTTTAGCAGGGCCATATTCTCCTGTCTGTGGATTAATGCCATTTCTTATATCCATGAACTTATTCCTAATCTGCTGATCTCTTGCATTAAGTAACTTCTGTCCTAATGAAGCAATTTCAGGGTTTTTATCAGTGGCATATTTAAGACCAATAGCTTGCTGACTGTCAGGGTCTAAAGTTACATATAAGTCTTTATCAGAAGGAATATCACCTACAGAATTTTTGGATTTATCTTTGTTTTTTACACGTATTCTTACTACAGCACCAGTTTTACCTTCATCAAAGCCCAAAGAAGGAGACACACCAAGCCATTCTATTTCTCCATTATGTGACTGTATATATTTTTGCAATGAACCATCTCTAAAGGTAGCTGATTCATTACCTAAATCCATACCGGCACCTTCGTTACCTTTAGAGTCGAATAATTGAAGGCCATGTGTTTTATTGTTTAGTAAAGCTCCAATAGCCTTCTTATCTTCACTACCAAATTCAATAGTAGGTGCCTGATTAGTAGTTTCTCTTGCTTTTTGTAAATAGAAATCTCTTGCCTTATCAATTCTTTCTTTAGCAGAAAGATAGTCAGTTAATAGTTGTCTTTTTTGTAAGAGTTCAGGGTCATCTTCAGTTATGTTTCTACCAAACCAACCCACTGTTCCTTTGTGAGCACCGGGGAATACATATTGACTTTCTGCACTTCTATCAATATCTTCTTTCAGCTTTTGAGCCATTCTATCACTACCAAATTGTGCATAAAGTTCTCTATCTTTATCTGAAATATTAAATCTCTTACTAGCATCAGGACTTCTTAAAGCATAATCTACTGATTGATTATACCACTGTCTTGCTTGATCTGTAGTAGAAGCTCTATCCTGCAATTGATTTTGAGCATTCTGTAAACCCATATTAAGTTTATCAACTTGTGCTCTTTCCTGTGGAGTAAGTTGATCAATACTTCTACCTCTAAGAGTATTTATTAGTTCAGTTTGATAACCCTTAATCTTATTGCTTAAACTATCCATATCCTTCTTACCCTGATCAAGAGTTTCACTTAAGCCAGCATTAGTATAGAACTTATCTCCAAACCACGGTGTAGCATCCTGAGCACCCACACTTGTTGGTGTAGGAGTTTCTTCAACTTTTGTTTTACTTCCAGCTTTAGCAGTAGCTTTTGAACCCGTTCCTCTTTGTGGTGGATTCATAGCCTTATACCAGCCAAGTTCCATAACATCTTTATGGAATTGTTCTGCCTGCTTTTGTCTTGCATTGAAGAAGTCTTCTTTTTGTGCTCTGTCCAAAGCCTTTTGTTTACCTTGAAAATCAAGATTGATTCCAAGATTATAAAGACTATTATTTTTTAAGTCTATTCCTTCTTTTACTTTTTCATAACTGTATTCACCAGCAAGTGATGCAATAATAGGCATTAAAGAACTCTCTCTATTTGCCTGAAGTTTAGTTCTCGAACTTAATCCTTGAACTTTGGCATCAAGTTCTTGCTGAAGTTGATCAGCTACAGTAGGATTAGTTTTCCTTGCCTGATTAATTTGATTTTGAAGTGTAGCTATTTGTTGCTTCTCAATCTCATTAGCAGGATTCATCACGTAGTTATATGGACTAATAAACTTACCTTCTTTGTCATATACTCCCTTCATTAATCCAAAATCAGTTCTTTGCTTAAGATACTGTTGAAGTTCATTATCACCCATAAGACCACTCATAGCAGTCTCTATAATTCTTTCTGGTGATATATACTCCTTTCCTTTAGTAGTCTTCTTAAAGTACTGACCTGCCTGAGTATCCCACTCTAATCCCTCATTAGCCTTCATGTTGTCAATGAATTTAGATAATCTTTCACGAATATCAATAGTATCCATTGGCTTGACGGCATTAAGCAAATTATATTGCCCTGTTTGAGGGTTATAACTTGTTCCTTCTTTAAGACTTTCAAGAGCCTTTTGACGAAATACTTGTCCTTCGTATGGAGAAAGTTTACCTGCTTCCTCCCTTTTAGTAATGTAGTCATCAAGTTCTTTGTATCGAGCATAGTTACCTGCTATCTTGCTAATTTCACCTGCTCGATAATCAGTCTCTAATTTCCTACCAAGAGCTTTTAATTCTCCCTTTTTCTTTCTCCAACTTAAAGGGTCTGTCTGTATAGACCTACTTAAGTCATCTACCTGCTTATTATAACTATCCATTATCTGTTTAGCTCTATCAGAATCAGGAGTAAGATAATTAAACTTTTCAGCAAGAGAACCTATTTGATCTGCTTGATTAAGTTCATTATTTAAACCAGCTTCATTAGCTGCAAGCACATTCTGCATCAGTGGTAGATTCAACTGATACATATAATCCATAGGATTAGCATTTGCTGTCTTATAGAACCTTCCCATTAACTTTTGCTTTTATTTTTAAGTACCAATCTACCATTTTTATCTCTACCGAAATCAAAGTACTCAGACATTGCTGATAACAATGAAGCATTATCTTTATTGGCCTGAGACATATTCAACTCTCTGCCAATATTGCCAATATTAGTTCCAAAGTTAGTTAAGTTCTGAGCCATGTTACTATAATAGTTATCAGTGTCCTGAGCTTGCCTTTCATCTCTCATAGTCCTACCTGTCATTACTACTTGATCTCTCTGATTTGCAAGTTGAGCCTGCTGTCCTAATAACCCTTCCATTTCATGTGCATAACCTGCATTTATATCACCTATAGCTTTATTTCTGTTAATATCAGCTACAGTATCTAATGCTCTTTGAGTATTGACACTTCTTGCACCCATTCTATTTCTTAGAATAGCTGAGTTAGTAGCACTATCTATATCTCTCTTAGCATTAGCTGCTTGAATACCAGCAAATCCTTGAGCTTTAGCATTAGCTTCCATTGCTTCATGTCCAAAACCTTCAAATCGGTTCATTTGAGGTTTGGTAGCATTTCTTGCATTCTTGGTATTAATGATAGGAGCTACTGCATTAAATAAATTAGCACCTAAGCCAATATAATCACCAGTAGTAAGACCACCGGGGCTTGTAAAACCTTCACTATGCTCCTGAGCATTTTTAGCATCTTCATATCCCGGATTACTCAAATTTGAGCCGGTTTGAGCTTTTACAGGGATTCTACCTGTGTTTATCGGATTGGCATCAGCATAAGCCGAAGAGGGTAATTTCGAGCCTTGAAGATTTACTCCACTCTCACCGAGCTTAAAGGGAATCTGTGCTTGTATACCCGGAGTTAAGGAGTTAATATATTCATTCCACGGGTCAGTTCCACCAGCTTCTACTTCATCACCATAAGCAGCTTTCTGTGGAGCAGAATATATCTTATTAGCTGCCTTTTGTAAAGCCATATCCTGAGCTTCCTCTCTTGCAACTATTTCTTTAGTTCTATCAAAGCTATTTTTTGTTAACTGATCAGTAGGATTGCTCTCAAGGTACTTTTGAGCACTCTTTAATCTCCTCTCTCTACTCATTTTTCTTTGCTGCATGGTTTTACCTTCAATCTGAAGTCTATCAGAAAATATCTTAGTACCCTCAGGAACCTGCATTTGAATACCACCTTCTTCATGTGATGGCCCTTGCATTTTCTGCATTTGACCATCAGGTGTTTGTACTATCTCATTACCTTCTACTTCAATAGGTACATCACCACCATCAGCATAGTAACCCATAGCTGCTAACATAGGATGAACTAAACCACTCTGACCTATCTCATCCCCCATAGCTTTATGGTGCCATTTCTTTGCATTCTGTGCAAAGATTGCTCTCTTACGAGTAAGAGGATTCTTACTATGAGTTAATTCTTCAGTAGTCTTACCTGTCTTCTTTTTAGTAGCAGTAAACTTACCTTTATTAGCAGGATTAATATGTATACCACCATAAGCATATTCAGCTTCACCACCCATAGCATGATGCCATTTAGCAGCATTTCTGGCAAAGTTTGCTTTCTTTACCATTGCTGGTGAAAACTTAGATTTATTGGCCAGTACTTCCGAAGCAAAAGCCTGCACTGATTTACCATGTTTATTTGCAGCAGCAGTAAAGGTTCCTCTTTTAGAAGGCTTAATATAAATCTTACCTTTCTTTGCTTTACCACCCATAGCAAATTCTTCATTCCCTTCCTCTTCAAGATTATCATCATCCTCAGCTACACCTTCATTGAGGGTTTCATCTTCCTGATCACCCTGTCCCTGATCACTCATAAGCTGATTCATAAACATAGCCTGAAGCCACTCCTGATATTGATTATCATCAACATCATCAAGTTCTCCACCCATAGCATAAGGAGAAGTCATATTTTTTGCTGTTTGAGAGTTTACGTAAGGTTGATTACTATAACTAGGCTTATCTAAAAGAGTAGTAAGTAGATTACCTATTTGTGGTAATAATTGTCCCATCATTGCATAACCCTGACCACCAGTATCACTTCCATCAGCTTCACCACCAGTAGCCATTTTCTGTTGTTGTGCTGGAGGGTTGTAATAGTCATTCATTACTCCTTCATCTCTTAGCATTTTAGCTGCTTGCATTCTTGCCATTACATTTTTATAAATTCCACCATAAGCATCTGGCTTAAAGGTAGGGTCAAGAAATTTATCATCTTTCAGATAGCCTTTTTGTTTATAACTATTAAGCATTTTTTGCATATTGCCTTCTCCACCATTATAATTAGCAAGAAGAAAGAATTGCTTTTGTTTATCACTAAGTTTAGTTCCTGTTTTACCTAAGTAATCTTCTAGTTGATCTTGAGCTAATCTCATCATAGCACTTTTTGCCATGAGAGCATTAGCATCTGTATTGAAAGCAGAACCTTTTATCTTCTCGTCCTTCTCATTCATAGCATCAAAGGTTGTGAAGTTGTTCTGAAAATCTTTAGGTAAATATCCTTTCTTAACAAGAGCCGGAGCCATACCAGCAAATTGATCTAATCCATAGTTGTAGAAACTATCTACAGGATATTGTTCTGCCTTGCTCTTATTTTTATTTGACCATTGTACATAAGCCTCTGAAGCATTCTCCCAATTCTTATCGTCAATAGCTCCTGACATACCCTCTTCCATAGCAGAACCATATAACAAGGCAGGGTCTATTTTATTAGCTTTAGCTGCTGAATAAACTGCATCTCTTACTTTACCTTCTGTTAGTGGAAATTCTCTATCAAGTTGAGTTGCCCAATAATATCTATTGGTATCACCCACTAAATAAGGATTAGAAGCATATTTTTTCTTTAATGCTTTAGAGTCTAACTTTTGAGTGGTAGAAGTAGTAGTGGGATTAGGTTCTCCTACTTCTCCACCAGTCGGATATTTAGGTGTTCCTCCTCCTGCTATATAACCAAAATACTTCTTTTGTTTTAATGTAAGAGGTTTACCATTGGTAGTACCATCTCTAAGTATTTCCTTAGCTTTATTTGAAGTTAATCCACCCATAGCATATTGAGTTTTATAAGCAGGAGTATTTTCTATTAATTCGTTTATTGTATCATTGTTTTTAAGTAGCTCATCTCTTAATGAAATGATAGTTTTACCATAAGCAGGATTTTCACTTAACTTAAGTGGTTTCTTCTTACTTACTGGTATTTCATAAAAAGAAGGTTGATTACCACCATGATAGTCAGCTTCTGTAGAAGGATACAAATTTCCGTATCCATTATAGGCTTGTAAAGCAAAGTCTTCTCCTTTCTTATCATAACCTAACCTTTTTGCTAATGCCAGCTTATTCTTTAAAGTTGAAACTAACATGAATGCTGCCTCTTGGTCTTCTGGTAATCCTTTAGGTAAATTTTTCCAGTTATCTTTACCTATAACATGACCTAAGTTATCATCAGACTGTCCTAAATTAGTTTCCTGTAAAGCTACAGCCAATGCAGTCAATGGATTTACTCCCTGAGCTTTAGCCTGACCAATTATATTTTGAATCTCCTGTGGGCCTACCTTAACACTCTTTGAACCTATCTTTTTAAAAGGTTTTCCTGTAGCTGGATTTATCTTTCTCTTATCATCAATTTGAACATACTTGATAGTGTCCTTTGGCTTATATAGTTTTAAGGGAGGGTTGTTATCTCCCTCTCCCCCTAAAGCATATTTCTTATATTTCTTGCCAGTGTACATTATCTACTTGAGGTCAGTTCAGTTTCGATTGAATAATTGAAGATAAGGTTTACATTATCAAAACTATCAAATTTTAATCTAATAACAATGAATTTATCCCTTAACATTTCTACATTATCCCATTGTTTCATCAAGTCTATATTAGATTGATTTAATACTTTATCTATGAAGTAGAAGTTTTGAGTATCAGCCCAAGCACTACTAAATATCGGTAATGAGGGGTCAGCCACATAATCTCTAAGTTCATTCATGTTCCAATCCCTTTCTTTCCTTGTCAAAAGTACAGTGCCAGCAGTATTAGTTAATTGATGAAATAGCCAGTCTTGAGGTTGTCCCATTATATCCTTAACTATCATATTTTGTTCACCTGTAGCCCCTCTATCTGTATAAGCTAATATCTTATTAAAGGTAATAAACCTTTCATCATTATATTGCTTCTTTGTAGTATCCCATCTTCTTGCTTTAGTTAAGAAGGTAAGGTCTTCCCATGTCTTAGTTTGTAAGGAAGCCTGAGGAACATATTCTATAATATAAGGATGACTAATACCATAATATTTATGGAAGACACCCTCAATATTGTGTTTATGAATCCTACTATCTCCTATAAAAGAATAGAAGTTATCCTGATTGTGAATATAATACAATGGCATATAACTATGCCAACTAATCCATGAATTACTATAAAAACTATAACTTAAAGTCCACGATTTATTCTCAAACTTAGTTGTATCTGTAAATGGAATATTAGTAGTAGTAAATTGTTTTTCTTCATAAGTGATACCTCTAATCTTTAATATTCCATCACTTACAAAAGTGAGAGTTCTATCAGCATCAGTGTTGATTGTATAATACTCAGTATATATGCCCGGAGCAGTTCTTACTGGGCCTTCTTGAGTACCCACTTTTAAATACACTGAACAGCTAACATAATCAAATACTTCATAAGTAATTCTATATACGGTATTTAATTTTAATGAAGATATCTTCTTATGTACTGTACTTTTTACATTTTGTACATGAGCAAGATAGCTGGAAGTTACATTCCAACTATCCTGAAGTACCAGACCGGGAACTGTGATTTGCTTCGTATATCCAGCAAACACATTTACTTGCATTATTATCGACATTCTCTAAGTTTAAGGTGTAGAACAATCTTCACAATAATTCCATGTTGTCATATCAGAAGGGTCTGTTGGTAAACCACCCTGACAAGGACACCCCATATTATAAGACCATGCTGTTCCAGATAAAGGAGCTTGAGTAACTAAAGTTACATGCTGAACATCAGGATTAGTAGCTGGATAGTCAAAGAATATTGCTACCTGATAAGGCCCACTTACATTACTATCCTGAGGGTCAGTAGAACAAGGTTGATAATGTGGATTACCAGCTAAACCATCTGTAGACACCATGCACGTACTTGGGTCTGAAGAAGGCAGTGAACAAGTACTCCATAATAAGATATTATTAGAAGGTTCTCCATAATATATTTTAAATGCATCAGGTATAGTATAAGTACTTAGTAAGAACTTAACTTGTCCCGGTTTTAATCCTAACACTATTTTAGTCTCCTGATATGCAACACTACCACCGGCAGAGAAGAAGTTAGGACACCTCTTAGATGGTATGTTTGGTATATCAACTTCTACTTGTTCAGCAGAGCATGAATTTAAAAATACATTTATAAAGTCACTCACATGATCATTACCATTAAAGTTTATATCTTCAAATGACTTTGCTTCGTAAATAAGTTGACCATTTTGCATGTATACCTTACCATAGTTCAGTTGTATTGGATTATCAGGAGTAGCAGGTATACCCAATGAAGGACTAATATTACCTACTGTATCTTTAACCCAATCAGATGTATCAACAGTTACAGGAGAAGCAAAGTCTATATTTGTTATCTCTTCAAATCCTCCATCATCAATTATTACTGTGCCTACAGGATAATTATTTGAAGGGTCGAAATCAGTAACAATCTTTGAAAAATCTCCTAAGTAAATATAATCCTTCTTAGTTAAGATATATCTATTATGTCTTGTATCAAAAGCTGCCAGATAACCTGTACCAGAAGGATTAGCTGGATTATTATCATTTGGATAAGGAACTCCTAGTGCTACATAAAACTGTTGACTGAGGAATGATCTTAGGTTTAATTCAAACCAGTTTCTTACTCCTTCATTACTTATTTCTCTTAGTTTATCACCTAATAGATAGACTTTATTTTCAACTTCATTGACAAAGATGAAACCATACTTTGTTTTAACACTAGCCCATTTATGTTGTGTTCCACCACTACCAAGATTATCATCAAGTACTTTACGTGGAGGTATACTAAAGAAGTCTCCTGTACCAATGAATGATACTACTTCAGTAGTAACTCTCTCCTGAATATTTTGAGGTAATTGCCAGAGTACTTCTTTACAATGAACAAATAAAGCATTACCCATTCTAAATAGATCGGTAATACTTCCATGTTCTCCTTCAATATCCTTAAAGTTATTAGGTAGAAATACTCTATAGTTGTCTACAGTTTCTTCCTGAAATGATTGCTCTGACCACCATACTCTTGTAGAAAAGTCTTCTTTAGGGTCATTACAACAATCATAACTTATATCCAGATGACTAAATACTTCTTCTTTATTGAATCTTTGATAGTCAGGATTCATACTATAAAACTCTGCTGAAGCATAGCCTTTATATAATCTACCTGAACCCTGATCTCTATCAATGGTTGTAAGTTTCTCTGTTAAATAACTTCTATATCCATCCTCATCAAATTGATTAGGACTATCAATAAAGTCTACCACACCTGAAGTTATACCGTCACGAAGAGCAAAAGGTACAGAGCTTTCTATATAGAGTGAGTTTACTCTATCACCAAACCATCTGATAGTATCATCTCCTCTGGCTACATCATCTCCTATACACTCAAATACTGCCCCATCGGTAACACAATCTTTAAGCCCTTTTGAGTAGTCTACATCCATCATATTTTTAAACTGCTCAAACTTAAAGCCAGCTACTGCAAGAGAGACTCCATAACTAATAGCTGCAATACTCAATGCAGAACTGGCACCAGCAGTTAATACTAATGATGCTACTCCTGCAATAGTAAGAATAGCTCCCACTACTATTTGCCATACCCTACTTTTCTTTTTTCTTTCAGCTACTAAAGTGTCATAAAAAGTAGTACTACTAAGAGTGATAGGACTTATATAGGCATCTCCATTATATACTGCTACTCCATTTAATATACTGGAATCACCAAATAAGAAAGGATTATTATGCTCTTTATAGTAAGGTCTACTCATAAAGTTAGCATAAGCACTAGGATTGTTCTTAGTTAATGCTCCATACATTAAATAGTTTCTCTTAGTAGTAGGATTATAAAAATTGTCTGTGTTAATATCAGAGTTAAAATACATTACCCCAATCTTATTATCACAGGACACATTGTATAATACATCACCGTTATGATTCTGATAAGTAGCAGCATTTAAGTAAAATGTATTTTGAAATGTAGGAAATGTAAGAGTATAGTTTTGATAATTTACATTGGTATTTCTATACCCTACAATCATATCAAATCCATCACTATCAGAACCTTTATTTACACTTGAATTATAAGAAGTTCCGGGTTGTACATCTTCGATATATACTCCTCTAAAGTCACTACACAATCCTCCGTTATACTCTTCTTTTCTGGTAGGTAGATTAACACCTGTTTCCAGATACATACCTTGTATATTAACTCCATTGAAGTTTGTCTTCTTAGCAAAGAATTGATATTCTGGATTAAAGAACCAAACTCCTCTTTTATAATAAGATACAGTCTTACCTGAATTTCTTACTGGTATTAATCCACCACAAGGTTTTGTAACAGGATAATATTGTTTAGGCATTAGTAACCCAAATGATTTATACTGACTATTCTCAGTCATTGGGCCAAAGATGGCATTGTCGATTATTAACTTATCATCCTCTCTTCTTTCATTTCTCACAATATAGAAGCCTATTACATTATCTGCTGGTCTTTCTATATTTGAAAATTGAATACCAAATATCTTTGAGGTATCAGTATTATATACACTAGCAGCATTATATGGGGTATAACTGCCACTAAGAGTAAATACTCCTGAAGTAACATAATCAGATAAAGTACCTGTTTCTATTTGTAATACTTCCTGTACTGTACCACTAATAGGCATAGTACCAGCAGTTCCTGATACATCACCTAAAGCATCAGTATTATCATAAATAACAATGTCACTGTCAAGATCACCCTTAATTAAAGTCTTAGTAAGAGTTACTACCGAACCTGTACTACCTACTTTATAAATTATTTTATAAGTAATAACCTTATCTGAGCCGTCACTATTAGTTGGCCATGTTTGCCCCGTGGCCAATGAAACTTTGAAGAGGAGTCGAAACTTTTGGATAGTAACAGTGTCTCCATTACGACTAAATAAGGGAAGCCCTACATCTTTTCTAAAAGGAAATCTATGGTGTCTTACATTATGACCAACCAATGAGTTTCCCTCACTATCTACACCCCAATAGTTATTCTTAGCACAGTTATGTATAGATTCATAGATTGTATTCTGTACCTCATAAGGAACCATTGAAGTATTGATATTACTTGATGATACCCCCGGTATATGAAATACCGGACTTAAAGTGCCATCATCAAAAACATATACTATACCAAAAGAATGTACTTCTCCCGGCATATACCCCCGATATAGGAACGTACTTTTTGCATTCTTAAAGTTAGGGTCACTAGCAGTAGAATTTAGAATAATATCCTTAGTAACAAGATCACTGCTAATCTTGGAGGCAAATTTTTGAAAGTCACAATAATTAACTCCTTTTCCTCTTGTATCAGCAAGTATAAGTCTATTCTCTATTTGCTCTATATGATTAGGTGAAAACAATACTTCATTCTGAATAAGAATATCTTCAAGACTTATCTTAGTAAGTGAAGCTGTATTACCAGAGAAAGTGAATATACTATTGCTTGTTGATTGTACATCTGAAGCATATACAGATACAGGTTGACCTGTTAAGCCATCAGCTTGTATAATAGCAACTCTATAAAAAGGAAAATTATCATCCAGATTAGTAATAGTAAGTTTAATACTTTTATTAGCAGGGTCAAAAGATTGTACTGCTGTTTGACTGTTTCTACTACCTCTAATTTGATAATAGGCATTATCAAGACTGTCATTAAAGATATTAACAGTCATGCTAGTAGTTAGCCAATCTGTAGGATTAAGATCACTATCTACATATTGAATAGCAAAATTATAAGAACCCGGAGTAATGGAACCTACATCAATTACTGACACATCAGTAAAGAAAGGAATACTCTTTGCAACCTTAATTAAGTTGAATGCACTACCATCCCATTTTTCTCCTATATAAGTATTAGGGTCACCACCACCGGCAAGATAGTTAGCATAATCATTACTATAATACTCATATTGTCTTTCAAAGTTGAAAGTTCTTGCTTTATTATAGCCATCAACCCAATAGATAACTCTCTCTCTACCTCTACGTATTCTGAATACAATATCACATTGATGATTCATTTTAAGTCCTAAAGTAGCAGTATTTACTACTGTAGTGTACTTATCTGATCTATCAACTAATCCTATTTCTTCTTTACCAGTAATAGGATTTTTAAGTATTAATACTCCTTCTCCATTCTCGAAATATCTATCACCAAGTATATAAAACCCATCGGGTAAATTTGCAGATATAGCAGTACCTCTTTCATTAGATAAATTCATCTGTTGACCATCATTGGCCTCATTAACTGCATTAAGTGCAAATCTATGTGTTCCCTTAGGTTGATCTATAGGGTTATTGTCATTATGAAGGCCAGTGTAAACCTTAGTTACATTGGCCTTGTACTGTGATTGATCTTGTGTTGCTTTTGCCATGCTACAAATCAGTATCAGAATGCATATCCTTTAGCTCCTCTGAAGAAGTTCACTGCATAGTTTCTATGGTCGGGGTCATCCCACTTTCTACCTTCAGGAACATTCATCTTTCCAAAGAAGCTGAAATATTGTTTATTATTCGGTAAAAGTCTTGTTCTTTGATCATAGAGGTTTTGATGTTCATCAATACCCCACGGCATTAAATCTAAGTTACCAGCTTGTTTACAGTACCAATGCCAATCCTGTTCTGCTTTATCTAATCTACCTTTAGCTCCTTCTCTACCTTGATAAAACTCTCTTGATTGCATCATCATAGTAATATACTTGGTGATAGCAGTTCTATGAGCATAAGTATCAGGTATAAGAGGATAACCTGTTTCCGGGTCTACAGCTTGTCTTTTATAAGCTATAGCTACCTGACCAGTTTTAAAGCTAAATCGGATAATACCAAGTTTTCGGTTAATAATATATTCATCCTGCCAAGAAGCTCCGGGGTGATATATCTGTTGGTTATTTAAACCGTGATTATGCTGGTAATCCTGTTGAGCTAAGAAAAAAGTATTAGTGGTAAGTCTTACAGGTATAAAACATTCCTGATTTAATCTTGAAGCATTCCAACTCCAACCATAGTATTCACTCAGGAGATCATAATATGGCCGGTAATAGGCTATACTATAATCATTGAGTGGTTGGCCCTTACAATCCAAAGGAATCGGTAATGGGTTTTTACAGGGGTTATTAGCATCAAGACATTCCTGTACATTGATAGTGCTATTAATATCATTTAGTAAATCAGCCGGACAAAGAGGGTTAGCTTCAGGGCCAGCCCAACATTTATTTCGGGCAATCTGATCTACCATTAAAGCTCCATTAGGTAAGTATACCTGATGGTTTCTTACCTCCATAAAAGCCACTGCATCTTCATACATTGGTACTGAACCTATAGCCTGAAGAGCTTCACCCGTCCACTCTATTACATCAGCTTCATCTACTGTCTGAAGTCCTAAGTCTCTGGTTAGTTTTGCAAAGATAGATACAATGGGTACAAGATCATATTTAGGATTAGTTGACATAGTTAGTCATCATTAAAGGCATCAGCTAAAGACTTATCCTTATTGTTTAACTTAATTTCCAATGGGTCTTCCTTACTAAACCATCTCTTAGTAATATAGGCATACTCAGTGTGAGCATCCTTACCTGTACCAAGAGTATATCGTACATCAGTTGACTTACATATAAGAAAACCATTTTCTATTTCTTCAACTGTTACACGATTTTCTTTACTTAGTATCTTAGCACCAGCAGGTATCTGTTTATTTTCTGCTTTAGATACTTTTCTTATAGATGTTTCTGTGGCCATAACCTATGCTTGGTATTCGGGATATTCTCTCCCTTGTTTGATTAATTTATGTAATGCTCTTTTGTTTGGTCGGCTAAACCTTAATGAATACACCATTTTATTCTTAAACTTCATTCTTTTCTTCCACCATATAATTTTATATCTAAATCCTGATGTATGCTCATTAAAATCAAACACTATTTTCTTCTCTAACTTGGCCTTTTCATCTTTATCCCATAACTCTTTGGTCTTTCTCCAATTTGGAGATAAGCCCTTAATTTCTCCATCTGTTCCGATGTAAGGCTTTATCTTTTTACCTCTTACTCCTATAGCTCCAAGTTCACAAGGTAATTTTACATCTTTACCATCAAATATCTTCTGCATTATAAACTTAAGAAAACCATGAACGATCTCTAAGTATATTTTAATATCTACTGGTTCTTCTACGTGCTTTTGATAAAATCTGTAAGATTGTCTTAGGTTTACTGTTCTCATTGTCCGGGTAATGGTTGTTGGGGTTGATGTACTATATTAGCATTTAAAGTATCGTCATCAGCATTATTCCACTTATCTTGTCTCATCTGTGTAAACAGATTAACTAATTCATTACTTGCCATCTGTATAACAGTATCTGTTACATTTTGATCTGCTGGAAATTCTCTATCCAATGGAGATAAACAACAATCAGTACATTCAGCATCACAGAATGAAGGATAAGCCCACACTTCTTCAGGATTGTCAGCAATCATAGTTATCTGTACTACTTTTAGATACTTAATAATTGTGACATACAGATAGTTATTATATATGAACCACTGTGGTTTCTTACTTGTATACTTATTACCCGGAGTGTATTTATTAGTAGCAAAATCTACCCCATCTATTACTAAGCTACCATCTAATGAGGTAACACTTTGTATAGCATGTTGACCTATATTTGCTACTGGTTTAGGTATTGGAAACTTACTTCTGAGTAACATACATCCTGCTGGAACTACACAAGGACATTCATAGGCATTAGACTGAATAAGTTCAACACAAGGAATAGTCTGATAAATAAACTGAGATAAGAATTGTTTCTTATTCAGCATTTGAATTAAGATACTTGATCTTGCTCTAAGCAATTTATTCCATATATGCTTAGGCATAAGTCTACTATCCTGAGATTGTACACCTCTTGAATATAATGATTGAACTGCTTGTATTGCTTCTGATACTAACATATCCTTGATTTACCATACCAGACCATATCCGGCAGGAACTTTTTCAAATTGATTTGGGTTAGTTAAGAACTCTCTAAGTTGTTTAGTCAAATCCTGCACTTTATGTATAGTATAATTCTCTTGATTATCTAAGTAGATAAGCCATCTATCTCCTACTTTATATTTACCTTGTTCTATACAAAGTTGATAATAGTTGAATTGTAATTGATATTTATTAAAAGGATTTGATTCAAAATAATCAAAAGGGGGCTTAAGATAGCCATAAGTCTTAAAGAGGTCTTCATTAGTTTTCCAGTCTGCAATAACAATCTTTTCCTCCCATGAATCCCACAATAATAAGTCTGTAGTACCACAGTACCGGAAAATCCTTTGAACCATTCTAAGCTCCTGCGTAATAATAAAATATCTTGGCTTAGAGGTGTATATAAAGTCCCGGAAGAATTTGATACCAGCTTTTTTCTGAGGAATATCAGCCAAGTATTCAAGCCCAGGTCTATATGTTTCGAGGAAGTAATGGGTATCATGCCCCATATCACAAGCTATATCTCTCTTCTGATTCCACTTCTCTTCAAGTTCTGAAATACTGATGCCTTCTTTGGCTGCACACCTCGGAAGTAACACCTCCTTATTAAACTTTTCGTAGTGTAATTCCAGCTTTTTAGATACAGAAGGATAATTATCACCATTTATAAAGTAAAGGTGCCGGCTTTCATCAAACCTTATGTCCGAAAACATCTCTAATAAACTCTCTCTGATCTTCTGTATCATCTATGAGGGTTTAATACAAATGTAAGTAAAAATAAAGATTGAGTGTTAATTAATAGTAACACTCAATCTTAACTTTATCTCTTTCTCCGAGACATTAATTAGTAGCAGACATTACCTGCTGAACTACAATATTGCCGGTTAAGCTATCAATTTGTTTTTGACTGTCCTTAATCTTTCTCTGTTGCTCCTGTAGAATCTGAATTTTCGTCTTCAGGTCTTCCTTTTGAGCAACAAACTGATCTCTAACAGTCTTCACACTATCAATGACCTCTTTTGTAGCATGACTACGAGAAGCCACGGGTAATTGATAGCTATGGCTTAATGAATCCGTAGGACTTCCACTGAAGCCTACAAAGGCAGCTACCAGTATGAGTAGCACCATTAAAACTGCCATAATCTTAGTTGACATTGCTTAACTGTTTTAATTTTTCTTCGTTATCCTTAAGAGTTCTGTTAGCCTCTATAATAGAGTTGTTTACTCTTCTAGTTATGTCTCTTTGCTCTTTTAATTGAGATTTATAGTCCTCAATTACTGAGTTAAGAGTGGCCTTAGTTTCAGCATTCATTCTTTCTTCTTTCAAAGAAAAGGCCAAAGTCAAGCTATCAATTCTTTGATTTGCCTCTTTGGTAATGTTCCGATTTGTGGTTTCAAGGTCTACTATTCTATTTTGTTGGTACACTATAACTCTTGTTAAAATAATAGTGCCAGCTACTAGAATAATAATTGCCAGAGTCCGTGGCTTCTTCCAAGCAATGTTTGAAAGCCAGTCCAAAATAGTCATCATCTTTACGGGGGATTAAACGGGTTAACAAATAGGATTCGGATTGTTGCTATAGTCATCATCGTTTTTCATAGTTTACTCTACAGCAGTGGTACCTTCAACATCTGTTAAGGCAACACATATACTAAGAGGTGTTGTAAAGGGCTTGTCAACTGGTATATTATTACAATTATCAGAAACCCTGACAATATATGTTACTCCATTAAGTAGTCCTGATATAACTACAGAAGGAGTGAAGTTCCCTGTACCCATATCAACTACAGCAGTAGTAGTCACAGTGATAAAGGATGAATCAGGTTGTCCTTGTACTTTATATTTTACAGTACAAATCTGATTGACACCGGGAACCCTATCAAAATCTGCATGTGTTAATGTTATCTTTGCTGACATACTACTTCTTTATTAACAGGGTGATGAAGGTACTGTATTTACTTGTACACATCTATAATTACCCGAACCTCCTGATGTGTCTAAGGTAAAGCCCGGATTACAAGTTGCTATATCTATTGGTTGACTTCCTATCATTTGAGAAGTCTGAAATAAGTATTGTATTTGACTATCATCAGTAATACCCGGTATTGTAGATGGGTCATTATCTATAATAATCATACAACCCATATCACTTACTGAACCATCTCCAGTAAATGAAGCTCCTATATAGTTAGTACCAGATATTAATTGTATTGGAAATAGCCATAGGAAATAAAAGTTCGTAGGGTCTGAGTTATTTGTTCTGGCAGCTATCTGAGTACCATTTAATGTTAGTACAAAGTTATTGTCACCAGCTAGTCCTACATATACTACTTTAGGTGTAGGACTATTAATAACCCATGTAAATTGTAATTGAGCACCAGCAGTTAATGCATTCTTTGTACCATCACAGTTTGTATCTACCCATACACCTTGTCTATTAACAGGTGATATAGGAAAACCAGATACAGGACTTGTATCACCACAAGCTGCTGTAGAACCAGAACCGGCAGGGTTACCTGACCAGTAAGGAGTATTTAATAGTTGATAATTATTATCACTTAAATCAGGAGCATAGTTAAATCCTGACCAGAATCTTGTAGCCTGACCATATTCAGGAGATAATCTACTACATGCTACACATACTCCTGCTTGTGTAACCGTAGGTGTTTGTATAATAGTCTGAGAGCATTGTAATCCATCAGGAGACAAAGTATATCCACCGGGACAACACAAAGCAAGGCCATCAAACTTATGAGTAACTCTTTTTGTACCATCACAAGCATTAACTGCTAATACCCATATAGGAACATTAACAGTTCCTTCTGTAGTAAACTGATAAGGAGTAGGGCTTATAATGTTACCATTCACATCTGTAGTAGCATCAGGTAATGCTCTATAGGCAGTATCAGCTTCTCCATCTTTCTTCCAAAAAAGATGTATTACCTGATTTTGTGAGGTAGCTTCTCCTAAATCTATTTTAGTTAATGTAATCTTCATTAGTTACAAATTGGATAATCACAAACATCAGCCGTAGTAGCCTCAAAATTATTAGTTACTACACAGATCGGTGATGTATGAAAATTGGTACTTGTTGTTTTACTTTCACCAGCAGGACAGCTTATAGTTAACTGTACAGTATATGTTAAATCATCACCTAGATTTTGATACAATATAGGTGAAGTAGGGTTAACCTTAGTATCGACTATAGTACCATTAAGTATTAAGTTAACTACATAAGGTTGAGTCGGTGGAGTGAAACTTACAGTAGCACCAGCTACGGTTATATTACTTACAGTAAGATTAACTGAATCTACTGAACAGAATACAGTTCCCTCAACATCTGCACAAGGAAAATCATCACATATATAATAATCTACAGTAGGACAATGCAGAAACTCCATGTAATTCTGGACTATCTTGGTAGTAAAATCCTGACAAGTAAATCCAAAATACATTTGTTGCAATTGTTGCAAGGCCAATGTAGGTATGTTACATTTAACAGCCACAGCTTCTTTGTTGAGGTGTTATTGGTGTAATAAGTTTTGTTAGCTCTGTAAATACATCACATAATGATGTACAGTTACAACCACAGTTGGAACCATTTGTAAGAGCATAGTGTAATAAATGTACATTGGTACTGATTTGCTTATCTTCAGTTACTATAGTATCATTAAGATTATCTATATAACCAGCTACTTTACACTTATAGGTAACGTCCATAAAGGCACAATCCTCTTCATAAGTGTAGTTATTAGCATCAGTAAATATTTTAACCCTAAACCAGTAGATTCCATCTCTGATTAGGTTGGGAATGATAACATTGAAGAAGAGTGGTTTTACTTCAATGCTATTGCCATTAAAGACGGCAAGAGTAGTATCAACAAGAGGAATAGCAAAAGTGTGAGAAAATAATTCAGGGCAACAATTTATAGTTGCTTCAATTTTGAATTGTAAATAACCGGAAGGATTGGCCACTAATGCTGCTATCTTAGGGGAAGATAGAAGAATACTGCCATTATCCATATATGTTATAGTCAGCATTGAGTAGTTTTTATAGGCACAAATATATAAAAGAAAGGGGCATAGAAATGCCCCCTAAGAATAAAACTTACAGATTATGTCAAAGATTTGACACCATTATTAGCTACAGCATAACCACCTGTATGATTTGCACCAGTGCAATCACAAAGAGCAGCATTGCCGGCATTGGCAGAGAATTGAGTTAATATATGATCAAGAATTGCAATCAGACCTGTAAGGGTTGTGGTATCAGCACAAGGGATAGCAATATCCGTCTGAGTGTTTCCGTCATATTTCAGGAAGTTTGATTGGCTACGTACATCATAGCTTAAAGTAGTTAAGCTATATTTTACAGTATCATCAGCCCAATATTCAAACCCTGTTCTGGCAGTACCAGTCAAAGCTGATACTCTGTAGGGGCCGGGTTTACCATTCCAACCACCAGCTTCATACTCTAACCATTTAATATCATAGCCAGCACCTTCTTCATAGGTAAGTTCCTGAGAAGTGGTTACAGTGCTATTGCACAAGAAACCATCCAATGCTGATACAATGATTTGAGTACCTCTAGGATTGTAATATTGCAGGTTAATGTCACAGTATTTTCTGATATTCTCTGTGATAGAGGTCAAACGAATACCTAAACATTTACCGGCATTAGCTGCTACCCATGCAGCAAAACCAGATACAGGTACTACAACAGGAGTTCCGGGAGTAGTAGTATAATCCAATAAATCAGCCTTAACCAGTTGATCAGGGTCGAGGTTAATATCATTTACGAAGTTCAATGCAAGAGTATTGCAATCACCAGTTGCGCAATCAGTGCAAGCATCATCACAGCATCCTGAAACCTCTTGAAAGGTTTTAGTAAACTGATTGTAACCATACTGAGAGTAGATGTGTTGATTACGGAACTCTATCTTTACCAGATACTCATGGTTACACTTTACAGTGAAGTCTGTAATATCTACAATCTTAGAAGCAGGAGCAGTGTAACATCTGTTACCATAGCTACTTACTCTTGCAGCTTGAATAACTTGTCCGGCACTTTTATTAATGTCCTCAAGTGTAGCACCACCACCTGCACCACTTCTATTCAAACCAACAGCCAGAAAGAAATCCTGACAGTCAGCAGCAGCAGAAGCTGTACCCAGTGATAAACCAGTGTGATAATTGAAGACACCAACTTGCCCCGGTGCTAAGGAAGTTATGGGGTTACCAGCAGCCAAAGGAGCTAAGTTTCCTTTAGTTACAAGTACCTGCCATATGGGATTAGTTGTTGACATTTACTTTCAAAATTTAATTAGTTAAAGTTAATTTGTTTGCCTTTATAGCATAGTCAGGTATTTGTAAATCACCTGTTGTTATCAACACTGCAATATCCACTATCTCTCTGTGGGTCTTTGGTGGTAACTCACAACTCTGAGAACCTGTTAGAACCTGTCCTGAAAGTGATGTATAAGTTCCCCCTTGATAATCCTGTGCATTATGGATAAATCTAGGAAATCTGATGTAACTCAGACAGAACTTATTAACCTGAAAGGTACCATCTGTAAAGAGTACAAAGCCATCACTATTATACTCCATATTAATGTACCTCCATTCAAAAGAGCTTCTATCAAAAGGTGATCTTTCATGTAGATCATCATGCTGTCTTTGATGAGTATCCAATAACACATTAGTACAGCTTCCTTTCGAGGCTATGACCTTAGATCGTACATGGAACCAATAATCATCAGGTATAGTTGCCAAGTAACGATTTGTGTCATATATAGTGGGAGTTATGCAAGTGCCACTTGTTTGATTTTGATCTTCAACTATTGTTATTATATCTTCAATAGTTCTCTGACTAGATTCAAATCCTATAAGTTTTGCATACCGGGGTTCTGCTATCATCTTGACAAAAACATCCTGTGCCTCATTAAGTTTCCAGTCTATTTCAGGTACATATAAGTTCCTATACTTCTGACTATCTATCTTATTGAGTTTCTGTTTAAAGTCATAGTGCATCTCCCTTGCATTCATTATCCAGTCAGTTTTTCAAGTATTGCAACTTTGATTTTTTGATTGTTGGGGTCTTTAAAGTAGTCTATGGCATCATTAATGTCAAAGCCTAACCTTTCACCCATATAGTAAATAGCACCACCTTCTTTTGTCAGTATCTGACGGTGTAAACCTTCAAGTATCTGACCTCTGATTGAGAAGTCTATTGCATCCATTGAGGCATAAGTAAGAAAATCTTCCATGTTTTCTTCAATAGCCTCATCTAGTGCTACTTCAATGTAGTTGGCACTCTTATTCTTAACATATTTACCTGTTAAGATAAGTACCATTGCAGCCTTTTCAGCTACAGTCATTTTTTCAGAGAGCTTGTATGCCTTTTTCTTCTGTTCGATTTTGCTGGCCTTAATAGTAGCTTCTTCACTTTCATCGAAGATAACATGAGTAGCTTCAGGCCATTTGTTTTCTTCCCATTCTCTCAAACTATTTGCTACGAACTGGCACTGTTGAGCCTTCATGTTCTTAACTTTAATATAGTCTGAGGCTTTATCAGTATTGAAGAACATTGTATGATTCTCCAACTTAATTTGGGCAGCTTTTGAACTCCAATAAGGGTGTTCTTCTGCTGGATTAAACTTGTCATCAATTCTCAAACCAAGTTCCCTACTAAATCTTTCCATCTCTTCATCAGTCAAACCAGTAGCATATTTACCAGTATTGTGATCATAAAGAACTTGTATTACTGTTGGTCTGGTAAAAGATTCTTTATCTGATTTACCATGCCACTTCTTTTTATTAAGTGGTCTTACTTCGACAATAGCCATAAGTTTTACATTTATCTGTTAAGTAATATCCTTATTCTCTTAGTTAGAATAAAGGGAGAGTAACTATCTGCTCCCCCTTTATGTGTTCTTCGTAGGTATTATGATTAAGCTGCTCGGGCAAGGATTAATTCTCCACAACGTGTAATGTCCTCGATGTGAACACCACACTGTTTCTGTACGTGCATGTCATAGTAATCACCACTATGAGACATAATCTTGTTGTTAGTCGGGCCATAAGGGCTTTGAAGACCGGCAACATAACCAAGTTTGAAAGAGTTGGCTTTGTTCATCAGAACAATGTTACCTTCTCTTTCTTTTGAGAAATCAAGGAAAGTGAAACGTTGAGACTCCATAGGGAAGCCGGTAACAGGGTCAATTTCAAAGTTGATCTCTCTGTCATCATAGAGAGGGTTATGGATTAACTCAAGTTCAGCACCATTGGCCATACGGTATCTTACATACTGGAAGCCGGCAACTAAACCATTTTCTGTATAAGGTGATTTTTCTTTCTGAATCATGATCTGATCTACCACCTGAATGAAGCCTTTCTTTTGCTGCCATTCCATGATAGCTCTATGGAACTGAATCATACCATATTCACCAGTGAAAGCTGCAATCTTTCTACCACTTCCGGGTTTAACACGGCTATAGAAAATATCCATCAGGTATTCTTCTATTAACCTTGCTGTTAACACAGAGTAGTAATGTACATGGCTTTCTTCCAGCATTTCTTGTATGCCGGGGCCGGTATAAATAGGTCTACCATTGGCACCAAGTACTGTATCAGTACTACGGCTATACCAATAGCCTCTTTCCAGTTCACGATACCACTGTTGCCAGTATTCTACTTCAGCATACTTAATCCATGAATCATGGTAAGTACCTTTGCTATCTGGTATCTTAACAGCTAATACCTCATTAGCAGCATCACCAGTAACACGGTAAGTCTTTCTATAACGAGACATTCTGTTTTGCAGTGCAATAGGTAAGCTATACTGAGTAGAACCTGATTGTTCAGCAGCTTCTTCATATTGAGCAAAGAGCTTTGCCCATTGTGTACCTCTTTCAAGGTATTTGGTAGGCAGGGACATTTGAGGGTCATCCCACATACCTCTTACTTCATATATCCAACCATTACCTTGACGGAAAGGCTGGCTTTGAATACGACATTGGTATTTCTTGTTAGAAGCTCCGGGGTGGATAATATCACCGGGCATATACCAATCTTCATCAAGTTTGATCTTGAATAACTGTTTAAATTTACCGGGGGTAGTATTACCTACAGGTTCTACGTTTTCTACTACTACAAGTGGTCTTGTAATAGCACCTCTCATTTCCCATTCCCAAGCAGATGTGTTAATGGTCTTCTCAGACTTACCTGCCAGCATATAGGTGAGAGGGTTGTCAGAGTATCGAGAGGCAGAAAACAGTTGTGTCATTCTTGACTCAAACACATGGGGCTTTGCTAACAAAGCTGCACCTAAATGGTTCAACTCGGTCATGTTAGCATGCCACGGCATTGCTTTGGTCACCAACTTGTTTATTAGTCTTGCCATAGTTTTTATTCGTTAAAATAATCTGATAATGATTTACGTGTATATGAACCTGATGATGATGGCTTAACTCCGTTCTTGGCATCTCTCAACTTTGACTTTGCTGTTCTTGTAACTTCTGTTTGTACTTTCTGTACAAGATCACTGACATTGAAATCATCTTCTATCAGTTTAGCAAGAAGAATCAACTTCTGTTGATCTTCAGGTGTCTCACCTTTGAGTATTGTACCAAGTTTACTGTTAAAAGCTGGAACATATTTGTTCTTACCTACTTTAACAGTTGGTTTGGTTATTAAGTCACCGAGCTTTTTCTTATCTGCTTTGGTGATCTTAAATACACCAACTTTATCTGTTTTTTCAAGAGTACTAAGCAACTTCTTGTTGAAATTCTTAATGCTTTCTTCTCTTAGTTTTGCAGCTTTAGCCTGAGTCTCCTGTAAGGCTCTTTTCTGAGCAGCATCAATCTCAACTAACTTATTATAGTACTTCTCTGAATAAGCCTTGTCTTTACCTTGTTCTTTTAGCCAATCCATTCTGTCCTTGATCTCATCGGCATCCATCTTATCTACAAGAGCAAGATAGGTTTCAATTACTTCCTGACGGTGACTTTCATTGGCTGAGTTAAAATCTTCTCCAAAATCAGGAACAGGACTATTAGCATATACATTGATGAAGTCTATGCTTCTACCACCATTCTTTTTGAACTTCAAAAACTCTTTACCGTCATCATCCATTTCTTCAAAGAATGATTCAAAAGTTTCATCAACTCTTGATTCAATCTCTTTATCTTGTAAGGCAAAGAAATCTTCCTCACTTAATTCTTTAGCATCTTCTGGTAACTCTACATTCTGTAAGATGCCTCTTTCTTTCATTTCAGAAGCCAGTGTTAAAAAGAACTCTTTATCTGATTGAGGCTCTTCAGCTTTCTTATTCTTACCTTTATCCTTATCTTCTCCTTCTTCCTTTGCATCTTTCTTAACCTTATCTTTAACCTCTCTCTTTTTATCTTTCTTCTCTTCTTCTTTCTCTTCGTCGTCTTCTTCTTCCTCATCATCTTCTTCTACATTAAAGAAAGATTCATCTTCTTCAGCATCTTCATCTTCTGCACCTTCTTCCTCTTCAGAAGCTACTTTTTTGGCAGGCTTCTTATCAGCCTTTTTATCCTTTTTGTCTTTCTTCTCATCTTCTATCTTGGTTACACCTTCTTCATTTTCAAAATCGTCATCTTCATCATCTCCTGTAACCTGTTTAATAACCTCATCAACTGAAGGGACTTTTTCAGTCTCTACGGCAGTACCTTTTATGCCAAAGAAGTCTTCACTGGTTGAATCCCAACTGAAGTTCTCTAATGAGTTATTATCCTGACCTTCTGTAAGTTTCTCTTTTGCCATAATCTGTTACAAATTTAATTTTAAAAATGAATTAATGTTAAGTTTCATTCTGAACTATATAAAGTTCCTTGTAATAGCCTTAATTTTATTTATCCTTTTTCTTGGCCTGTTCTTTTATCTTTTTCTCTTCAAGTCGGAGCTTTTCAGCATCATGGGTAGTCTTCTGGTCAAGTTTAGCCTGATCAAGCTCTAATTTTTTCCTCTTTATATCAGCATCTACCCCAAATTTGTATACTTCCAATACATCTGGCACCTGATCTTCATCTTCATCTTTATTTGGGTCAAAACCAATACTTAACATAGCCTGCTTTTGAAGTTCTGTTTTTCTTCTCTCTTCTTCCTTGAGAATAATCATCTCTTTCTCATGCTCCCACTCATCTCTTTTCAGCTTTTCTTGTTGAGCCTGAGCCTCTTTATTAGCCTGAAGCTCTTCTCTTTTAGCAGCATTAGCCTCAACTTGTTTACGAGCCTGTGCAGCTTCGAGGTCTTCAACAGCCTCATTAATAGATTCTGATCTTATAATCTTAATAATATCAGCCAAGTCAGCTTGTTGATTCTGAAGTGCTGCCTGTGCCAATTGGATTACTGCCTGTTTAGCATCCTCAGCTTTACTACTATTACTTACAAAGATTCCAAATGTGCTGTTATCCAGCATATCAGGGTCTATTGTAAGCATTCTATAAGACATATCATCAAGTACATAACTTAACTTACGAGGCTGTTTAGTAGCATAAGCAACCTTAGCTTTGTCTATTAAGGCTTGTAATACATTAGCCTTAACATTATTATGCATATCAAAGTAAGGTCTAACTATATGAGAAGCCTGTACTAAGTTCTGTCTCGTATTACTTACGGCATCACCGGGGCCAATTTGAGCCTCCATTTGAGGTGTTACACCTATGGCAAGACCACATTTCTTCTCTATAAACTCTGCCATCTGTATATATTTGAATATATCAGATGCCAAACTCATATCTATCTCCTTAACCATGTTTGTAACATCACCCTGACCTCTATTGCCTTCCTCATTTGGGTTAAAGAAAGCAATTTTATTAGCCTCCATGAAGTACATGAACTTAGTTACATCAATACCAGCACTCTTTGGTATAGCATTAATGTTTGCAGCAAGGATTTTACCCTTGTCTGAAGCCATTAAAAGTTCAATTCTGTATAGAATAATGTCATAATAATATTGATATGACTTCATTCTATCCATTGGAGCAGTTACTCTTGAGTTTATATGATCAAATGAAGCTCCATAATAAGGAAGTTTACACTCATATAAGTTATCAAGGTCTTTATGTTGTCCCGGAACTGGTCTACAATTGACATAAATATCATCAAGTATCTTCCAACCTTCATGTGCTTCAGGAATCCACTCCCATTCTATCTCTACATCACCCTGTGACTTAGTAAGTTGATAGTTTTCATCAACTATCTTCTCCTGAAGTTCTCCTTTATCATCTACAAAGGTTAAAAAGCCAATTTTTCTTAGTGATTTCCATGTTACATGTATCACTGTAACAGTATTAGCACTACTATTCTCATCAAATGTAAAGTTGTAATCTATCAAAGTAGGAGAAGCCCAGTTATCTTGGAATCTATACACTCTATCTATCTCATCTTCAGTCATTTCATGTCCAAAATTTGCTACTACTTCAGATGGTGTCATTCTATACTCACATCTTGCCCATTCACCATCTTCTATGTAGTCCAAATCTGGTGATTTATCATAGTCAAAATACAAAGGATTGACTACTACAACACAAGGTTCACCATTAATAATATCTACCCGATACACACCTGTACCAGATAAACACATGTGCTTAAAACCTTTGTTGAACTTCTGTGCTAACTTCTCTTTCTGTGTAAGATAATTGAGAATTTCCTGAGCTTGTACTTCAGCAGGGTCTTGATGTTCCCTTACCATGTACTTTCTTACTTCGTCAGGAGTTTGGGATTCTCTCTGAGCTTGTAAGTCTTCAATTAATTTCTGTTCTTCCTCAGGACTGAGTTTCCTGCCAGTTTTAGCTTGTTGTTCTTGTTTCTTTAGAGCAGCATCTATAGGAGACATTATTTCATCAATAACAAATTGTCTAATTCTCCCAAATTCTTCCTGTTCTTTTCTGGTAGTTGCTTGTTCATTGGTAGCTATTACATTCCAACTAAATGGCATACTCATTTCCATTCCTAATAAGACTTTGATCTTTCCAGATACAATGTCTCTATTAGTCATTTGAGCAGGTAAATCACCTACTTGAGCACCATATGGTTGACAGACATATTCAAAGTCTGCTTTATTGATGATATTATTGAAGAGATCATAGTTAACCTTCTTTCTTTTCCAGTCGGTTACCCCTCCATATCCATAATAGAAGGTAGAGCCATAAGCAGCAGCACTAACAAGATTAATCTTGTCTTTATACCATTGCTTATCATTGGCATTTCTTTCCTTTTGTGTAACTCTCTCTCTGTGAGGCAGACCTTCCCGAGTACTTTCCTCAGCAAAGTCTCTCATTGCAGTGATAGTTGCATTGCTCATAAATCAGGCCGTATTATTTTTACAAAGGGTATCTAAACTAATTCCACTGTGAGTTCCTATTTTGGAACTGGTTGTTCATCAAAGCTAACAAATCTTCGACGTTTTGATTCTTTTTATCGTCATTATATTCTTTTTCTAACCCGTCCTCTTCAAGTTGAAACATTAGCATCATAAATGACATTACTCGGTCAAAGTTTCCTTTTCTATTGTATAAAATCAACTCTTCAAGTAGGCCGGGGTCATAAATAAGGTCTATATTAGTTATAGGATGACCATCTTCATCATAATCTACTACTTCGAGGAGCCATTTTTTGATATACTTTTCACCGGCATCCTTAAGTTTTTCTACCATGTGTATACCATATACACGGGCTACAGTAGATTTATTGATGTTTGCAGAGATTACTGCATCAGGTTGAACTGCTAATAAATGTAATTTCTTCTTCTTTTCAAAGTAACTCTTAACGTGAGTTACTTCATTCTCATACATGATCTCTGCATTGTATAACTCAGCAAAGAGTTCAGCAATCTTGTTTACATCATCAGGGTCATATGGTCTACCTACATATTGAGCTACTATTATATTCTTAGTAGTATGTCCTTTTATTACTGTTTTATAGACATATATTGATGCTAATGAAGGACTTTCATGTGCCTGTGCTTGTCTATATGGGTCAAAGCCTATCTTGTATGCACCTTTAGGTGGTATACCTGTTGGATATTCATATATTATAGGTACTCCACTAAAGTCTTTACCTGTATGCTCTCTCCTCCATATAGGGTCACATTTAGTTATATCAAGTATAGGGTCAGCAACTACTTTCTTTCTTATTGGGCATCTATATAACTCTACAGGTTGTCCCTTCTTTAGATGAAGGTTTTCTCTGAGAATCATATTAAGTCTATTCCTAAGTTCTATAGTAGGAAAGTCATTAAGACTTACTAATAAAAATGCTTCTGAAGGACTGAAAGGATACTCTTGTTGTCTTTGTTGTAAAGTCTTTGAAGTACTGCTATTCTTTCTAATCTCTTCTCTCATTTGTTCTTCTTCAGCAGTAGCTCCTTCTATATCACTGTTACCATTATTATCATAGTAACCTTCCATGTTCCATGTTACAGGATGAAAGAAACCACATGATGAGTTAGTAGATTCTTTATCCCATATATTCACAAATGGAAGTAATCTGTACTCCATTGGATTATAGAACATCTGAGCAAATTCCTTTGTACCGTCTTCCATATCACCACCAGTACCAAAAATCATAATCTGACCTGTGATATACTTACCAGCAGTTAAACCGGGGTAAGTAGCCATATAAGAGTCAATCAGATTAGGGAATTTACCAGCTTCCTCGAAGAGAACATCCATAGGGTCTTTACCACGGGCAGCATCGGGGTTATCCTTAAATGAGATAGCCATGATCTGAGAAAGATAACCAGCTTCTACTGGTACTCCATCCTTCATTTTCTTAAATGAAGCTCTTTTATGTTCCTGTTTATCTACATACTCTCTTGCCTTCTTCCATGCTGTGTTATCATTCAGGAATGAAAGATAACTAGAAGCCATACCCATTGTACCTTCAGGATATAAGTACTTACTATCATAAGCACCTATTAATGATGTACTATCTCTTATAGTATTATAGTTATTTGCACATATAGCAGCATTCTTAAAGGAATAACCTTTACGTCTACTCTTACCTACTATCATGTGATAACCACCACCAAGATATGCTATTGGTATAGAAACATGAAGACCTAAGTTCTTATATTCTTCTTCTGTTGCTCCATATCTGGCAATATGTTTACACCAAAAGAAGTTGTAGTCACCATCCCAAAAATCAGGGAACTTACTTATCTTCTTTGCTACTTTACCTGATATTTCCTGTACTACATCAATCTTACAGAAGTTTAAATAAAAATAGTGGTGGCCAGTTATCCTGACACCACCACTACTATAACCGTTAACACACCTCTCAAGTTGTGTTCCCCAATACTCTAAGTATGCCGGAGAACCTTTAGGGTCAGGACAGTAGTAACCATTCTTTAGGAAGTTTAATCCTTCCTGTACAAATGGTTTTGTATTAACCCATATACCTTCAGGGTTACGGACATAATCATTATGTGCTGTAATGCTCATCTACAAATCAGGCTTAACCAAAAATTATTTACCTCTTGTGCTATAAATTCCTGAGTTCTTAACGTACAAATCAGTTGTGTTTAAATCATCGTTGGTTCTGTAATCTCCAAACTCTTCATAGAAGGCATTCAACTCTGTTGAATCCACAACTTTCTTATTTACAAATTCAAAGAACTTATCTTTAAGTTCAATAGGTATAATATACAAGCTATCCTCTGTATCTTTCACCACTATTACCCTTCTCATATTTGTTATTGTTGGCATAATCTGTAAGTTTTATTCTTCTATTCTTATCTGAAAATCTGTTACGTTTAGCTTAAGATAAAGGTTATATAATGTATCAAATGTTGCATTAGTAAACATTGATTCGTACCACTCCCATCTTGACCATCCATTACTGGTCTTAAATTTACCATATCTATCAAACTCTCTTCCTCTATCGAATGGTACATTACTACTTTTTATGAACTCTATTAGTTCTTCTTTTGTACACTCTTCAGGTTTCTTAAAGTAGAATTTGGGTTTAATGAAGTCTTTAAAGTTAACTTTACCATCATTAGCTACTGTATAGTCAGGGGCTTTGAGTAAACCTTGAACCATTTCAACATCATCAGAAAAAACTTCCTCTTCTGCATGAGCAGCTTTAAGAGCACTTCTTCTATCAATGACTTCTCCAACATTATATACTTCTGGCCCTTCCCAATGACCATCCATTAAGTTGTTCTTCGTAGCAAACCATTGTTGCTCTTTAACTTCCTGAGCCAGAGCTTTATCAGCCAGAATGATACCAGTATCGGAATTACTGGTAGTTGGTAGGTCTTTTGGTGATGCCGGCAAATCAATTTTTCTCTTCTTTTGAAACTTGAAGAGGATTCCAGCTAACCATAGTTTAAAACTAATTATTAGGGCATCCCAATCTTCCTTTTTAAAGAACTTGTTTGACATAACTGTAAGTTTTATTCTTAATTAATCTGTAAGTTTTGTCTCTTCGTATTTTCTAACAGCTTCATCTACTTCTTCATCTGAAGGATAAGAGCCGTAGAAAACTTTATATATTTCTCTGTATATATTTCTGTAAGTAAAATCTAGCATAACCTTCTGAGGTTTATTAAGCTGATCTAATACACCTTTCTTTGGGAAATTCTGTTGCATAATTTATTCTTCAAAGTAACCAACCTCTCGATTATTACGAGTTTTACCTTCCTCGATTAATTCTTGCTGTACTCTTGACCTAAGTATTTCTACATTCTTTGCTACATCTGGTAGGTCTTTAAGAGCAGAAGTTACATCTTTTGGTTTATATACTGCCGAACCAGAGTTTGTTCTTGCACCAAGATCAATATTATTTAGATAGGATTTTAATTGATCAGCAGCAGATAAGGCAGACTTAAGTATTGAATAAGTGGGTGAAGCATTTTCTAGGAGTTTCTCATACTTTTCTATTCCATCAATCACTAAGCCGGGAAGCATATATGACCTATCTCCATAGAGTTCTTCTTTGAGCTTAACATATCTTTGATCAGTATCATAACCAAAGTAAGGATTACTCTTTTTCGGAGAGCAACAAAGTTCTATAAATGTTAATGCTCTAATAGCTTCAGCTTTTTCCTTGCTTTCATCATTATGCCAAATACTTTTAAAAGGTTCTATTAATAATGCATGAGTTGAAGGAAAAGCTCTACCATTATCCACTACAAATAAGTCCATCTGTTAAGTTTTATCTGAACAAATATAAAGCATCTTATTGATAAAACAAGATGCTTTATATTTATATTTCTCAAAGAGTATCCACTATTTATAGTGGATTAAGGGGTTTGAAACTTGCCCATATAGTAGCCGTTATTCTTTTAACTAAGATATAAGCACCAGCCTGATCTGTAACATTTAAAAATAATACTTCGGCACCTATAGGTAAAGTAGGGTACTTAGTATTTAAATATGCAGAAGTAATTGTTGCAAGAGTTGCAATAGTTTCAGTATTCTGCAAAGGAAGGGCTGCTTTTTCTACTGTTCTTAATCTCTGATTCATTAAATACACTGAACCTTTAGAATCAGGATAAGCATCAACATAATAATTATTAGTTCCACTCATGGGTTATTATTTTAATTGTTATTAATGTAGTTATTCAGTTGTCCAAGTACCATTTTTAGCTGTTATAACCCAAATATTATTCATACAAACTACTGTTATACTTGAACCTGCTTCACTTCCAGAGGTTACTTTACTTCCATTTTTTCCTGCATCAGATATAGCACCAGCTAAAGTCATTATCTTTGGGCCTATTTTCCATATAGTATAAGTAATACCATTCTTTGCAGTAGGTAGGGTTATAGTATTATCTGCACTACAGTTGTTAGCTATAAAAGTATTTGATGGAGTACCATTTAAACTATAAGTACCAGTAAATGTAATTACCTTAGTTGGTATATAAGCTGTATCTACATAACCTTTAGTAGCTACATCTTCAGGTGCTGTAACTGGCCCATAAGATTTTACATTTCCTGCTGCTGTAATTCTAAATCTTATAGTTGGTGCAGTATTACTTGTTGCATTTCTTGTAGCAAATACTAAATCTCCATATGTACTACCACTCTTTACAGTTTCCTGATAACCTAATTGAGCAGGTGGATTATCAGTAAGATTACTTAGATAACCAAACCCTATCATTCTATAACTATTAACATTCCATTCCCCACCACCTAGTTGAAGATATGTAGAAGGAGCACCTAATGTAGTGTTTCCAGATTGTGAAGTAGCTATACTTTTCATTATTCCAAGTCTATAACCATCTGTATTAATTAGAACGTTAGTTCTACCTGTAATATTACCACCAGTTATAGGTAAATAATTTTTAGATTGAGAATTGATTTCCCTTAACTGAACAGTGATATTTTGAAAAGATGATTTAGTAGAGTACACCAAAGAACTATCTTTTAATGTATAAAATACTGCACCATTTACATGATCTAATTCAGTAGTATCTTCAAAATTTTGAAGTATACCGGGTCTATAGTTTTTAGATTCTGTAATAGTATCCTGAGCTTTTACAACTAAAGTAGCAAATAAAAATCCTAATAAAAGTCTAAGTTTCATATATTGTTTTGTTTGTTAACTAATACTTACGAATAATCATCCATGATAGAGAACTGTTCACATATAAATCATATGTATGTCCCCAATCCAGTTGAGTAACTCCTGTTCCAGTAGTTATATCAGTAACTGCTGCTGAGAAATTATAATGAAAACTACCTGCATTTCCTCTACATATAATAGTAAGAATTTTACCATTAATAGAGGCTGCTGGTAAAGTTATAGTTCTATCAGCAGTCAAATTAGCATATAACTCTATTATAGAAGAACTGTTATCAATTACTAAGTCAGCATCAGAACTTACAGTAACCCCTTCAGTTCTTATACCATAACTATTAATTCCACTTGTTGAGGCTATAGTTATAGTGCTTGCCTTGCTTGCAAGAGTCCCTATTCCAATAGAAAACCCTGCTGCACTTATATTTCTATTTGCAGTAAGTGCCTGACCAACTCCTAATACAGTATCAATACCCGGAGTTCCACCAGAGGGTATAGGTGTTTCGATTACTTTACCTGCACTAGTTACACCTAAATAGTATGCAGCAGTACCACCTTTAGTACCAGCACCATACTTTATCATATTAAAGTCACCAGTATTGGTGAAATTAAATTGTTCAGTATCGGTACTACCATCATCATAATACCAGTGAAGGTCAGAGTTATCACTAAACTGACTCCATGTTTTTACATTGGTAGTATTATCTATCCATATAAATCCACCACTTCCTTCTGGCCCTCCACCTCTTGTAGCAATACGACCAGTTACATCAAAAGAATATTCAGGATTATTGTTATTAACAGCTACTCTATTAGTAAGTACACTAGCTTGGAAAACAGGTTTAACTTCTGACCCTCCATATATCTGTAGAGTTCCTGCATCATCATCTATTATAAAAGTAAAGCCATTTCCAACTCCTCCTGTATCACCCATTATAATTTGTCTTACACCCGGAGGATGAGGAAGAGAGTGATATACCTGAACAGACATACCATTAATATCTCCATTAGCATCACCTATTATAGTGGCACCAGAATCTACATAAAAAGTTTCAGTTTGTCCTGACACATTACCTCGACCAATAGCAAAGCTCTGACCATTTATATTTATTCTTCTTGCTGCCTGTAATCCCTGTCCTACTGCAAGTACTGAATCAATACCAGCTACTGTAGCATTATCAAGCATGACTCTTGTTCCGGTACTCTGAGTATAATATAAATGACCATCAGTACCTACTTCAAGTACATAATTTTCAGGAGTGACAAGTAAAGTTGTAGGAGTGAATTTAATTGCTCCTGTTCCGGGACTTCCATTTCCACCACCTAATTGAAGTAATGCAGAAGTTACAGTATTTCCTGTACCTATACCTACATTATTACCAAAGATTATTCTATCAGCAGCATTAAAAGCAAATCCTGAAGCAGTATCATTCCACTGTAATGTTAATAGTTTTGCCTTATCACTAATCAACATTTGTAGTAATGGAGGTACTGTAGAAGTTCCTTGTAAGCTATGTGAAAATCCAGTAAATGTTTGTGATACCTGAGGCTGTCCCGGCATAGTAAACACTATAGCTCCTGTACCAGTAGCCATAGGTATTTCTCTATTCTCACTTATCAGGGCAGGATTACCAGCAGCATTAAGAGTTTGACCTAATTGAACAGCACTTCCATTGACTGATAATCCTTTATTAGCAGTAGTAAGAGTACCTGATGGGTCTTGCCATGAAGCAACTCCATTAACATCAGAAGTTAATACTCTTCCTGCTGCTGGTGAACCTCCTCGTATTGCAATTTGATTTGCAATATCGACAAGAGTTTTACCTATTTTAAACTTAGATGCTCCACTTAACTGAATATCCATCAATAAAGAAGCTGCATTAGATGCAGTATCAGTTATATTTAGTTTCAATCCTGTGGGAGTACCAGTAGTATTCCATGTAGTATTTGCATAGAAACTAGAGGATGAGTTGGCTCCTAAAACACTGTTTACTATATAGAGTTTTGAATCTCCATCAGTATTTGTACCTAATATAAAATTCTTAGTTGCAAATACAAACCTTCCGTACTGCAAAGAAGCACTACTGGCTAATATACTGCTAGTCTGACTAAACAATATATCACCAGCATCTGCTGAGATTAATATACCACCAGTTCCACTATTATTCCTTACCATTAAAGTTCTTGGTACTGTAGAATTACCAGTACCACCCATATACAATTGACCACCATCCAGCATCGAGTTCTGTAATGTAACAGAAGCACCACCAAGAACATTAGTACTACTATTTGTAACTCTTAAACCAGTAAGTACACCAGCAACATTACCTCCAAATCCTAATGGGTCAGAGTGGGAATTAGTAGAAGATATAGCACCTGTACTTGATACCTGAACAGTCATACCGGAACCTTTAAAGTAAATACCATAACCATTCATCGGTATCTCTCGATCAGATAATAATTTAGCAGGGTCATTAGCTTCACTTACATTTTGACCAAGCACTATTGTTCCATTACTTACTTCAAGACCATTATCAGCAGTCACTGAAGGTATAGTAATAGCTTGCCATGTTGCTAATCCATTAGCATCACTAGTTAATACTTTGTTGACTCCCGGACTACCACCTCTTATTCTAAGTTGACCTGCAATATCTAAAGCAGCAGAAGGGCTATTGGTTCCTATACCAATTAACCCTCCTGATGTTACTCTTAACCTTTCAATATTATTGGTCTTTAGAACGAAGTCGATAGCATTAGTAGTACCGAGGAAGTTATTTACAGTTGCCTGATTACCTAATAAGTTCCAACCAGTACCTGAAGAAATAATTCCATCAAGCTCTTCCTGCAATTTGCATATATCCAGCTTCATGCATAAGAGCATTTCATTTACATCCATCCTAAAGTTTGTTTAAGGTTAGTTCTCAACTGCTGGAACTGCCTTCAAAGCATCTTCTTTAGCTGCTTGTAACTCTGCAAGTTTTTCCTCACCAATCTTTCTCAGTTTAGCATTCACAAAATCGAATACTTTTACTGCATGTTTGTAAGGAATTTCCTGTAAAATAGCATCTAATTGACTAAGCTCTGTTGAAGTAAATTCCACTTTGTCGATTGTAATCTGTTGTTGTGCTGACATAATCTCTAGTTATTATTTAAGGTTTTTAAGATACTATGTTAAAGTAACTGTTTTTCTTACACCACCAACTGTAAAGTATAAATTAGTACCATCAGTTTCTAATGCTCCATTTACAGGAGTAGTTAATAATACACCAGCAGGATTCAATCTTATTGGTGCTGCTGTTGCTGTACCAGCAGCAATCTCTAAGAAGTGGTTAGGGTCAACACCTAATCCAATACCACAAAAGGCTTCCTTAGTTACTTGAAATTTTGGAGTACCACTTAATGCTGCAACAAACAATGAAGCTCTTGCTGCTGAAGCAGTATTATTAGGATTTATACTAAATGCTGAAAACTTGATAGCAGCATTATTCCAAGTAGGATTAACCCATACTGTCTGGAATGTACTAGTTGGGGTATCAGCTATATATACTCCACCAGCCATCATTTGAGTACGATCTCTCATTATAATACCACCTGATGATCTAAGTACAAGAGAATAATCATTATATTCTACACCTATAGAAGCAGTAATAGTATTATCAGTGGTATCTTCAAAAGATAACATAGCTCCATTAGTATGAGTAGTATTAACATCACCACTTAATGTCAATATACCAGTACCATCAAGATTTGATCTTTTAACTAATGCACTACCGGCAGTTCTTAACCACCAAGCCATACTACTAGATTGACTTCCAGCAGTTACATTATCTAATTGAACAGAGAACTGACCTGCTATATTTTGACCACTTGAATCTTGTAAACTATATGTATGTAACTGTCCTATTCCATTAGCTGCTGCACTCTGTGTATTTCTACTGTAATTAGCAATAGCAGCTAAGGTATTAGTTGATGCAGGGTGTATTTCAGCACTCAAAGCCATTGCATTAGAACTTTGAGTAAATAAACCATTACCATCTATAGATGAACCAACTAAACCTGTACCAGTAGTTAATGCTACACCTTTTACTCCAACAGAATTTTGTGTCTCTCCATATATAGCATTAGCACTAGGTGCAGAAGCTGCTATAGCTCCACCATCTGCTGTATTATTTACTTGTAAAGTTATTCCTGCAAGACCACCTGAAGTACTTGTAATTGTCCAGTTATTACCATCAGCAATAGTAGTGACATAACTAGTACTAAGATCAGCACTTGCTGCCATAGTACTATCCCAAGTACCTCCTCCTAAAGTATGCCATCCATCCAGACCTCTATATCTTATAGCATTTAATGCAGTGTTAAAGTACATTGCACCAAATATATCGGCTACTTTTCCAGCACCGGGGTCAGCAGTATCACCTTGAAGTTTGATAGCTCCCTGCTGAAAGTTAAATAGCCCTAATCCACCTGTACCATAATCATTTGACAATATGGAAAGCATACCTCCACTGGCAAGAATATCCATCTGTATACCCTTTCCAGATATAGGATGGATTGTTATCGAGCCAGCACCAAAAGTATCATTACCATATTGAAGTAATGCCTGCTGAAAAGTAGTACTTAGTTGTAAGATTACACTTGTATTATCAGCATCGGTACTTGGATGTGCATTTAAAGTAATATCAGAACCACCTCCCATATCAAATGAGAAATCATTCATAGGAATGATTCTATTACTGAGTAGTTTAGCAGGGTCACCTGCATCACCTGCACCTTGACCAAGCTGGACTACACCAGTATTACTTATCATAAGACCATTGTTAACTGCTGTAACAGCATCTTCTCCACCTATTTGATTCTTTAAGCATTGAAGAGTGTTGATTATTGATTGCAAGGTCTTGTTTATATCTGCCATTAGGGTTCAGTTTAAGTTGAATGTAGATTCAAAGTTAATCTTTACACTTTAAGGCAATAAAAAAGCCGTCTATATTGATATATAAACGGCTATTACATGGATTATTTTAAGCTGCTAATGCCTTGTAGAAGGTCTTTGAGTAGCTTGCAATAACTTCAGCTTTATCTGTACCATTAATAATCTTTCTTGCACCAACCCAATCCTCGGTTTTCCCGTTGAAGTACATTTCTAAACACTTCCCGGTGAAGTCACCAAAGGATGAAGCACCTTTTGTCATGCCTTCAAACATAATTTTACTGGCAACATCTACATTAAGTGCTAATTCAGGGTGGTTAAGTAGGTCAATACCTAACAGTCTTCCCATTAATTCATAGTTTTCATACCATGTTAACTGTACGAAACCTCTTCCATAATAGATTTGATTAGGTAGAATATAAGCTATACCAGAACGTTTGATCTTTTCACCATATTTATAGCCTTTACCCTTACCATATTCCTCTATTGGTTGCATTGTTCTTGCAGTTTCATGATATGTAGTACCTAACATATAGGCTAACCATCGAATATCAGTATAAGTACTGACTTCCCAAGCCTTTAATATAGCTTCTATGCCATCAACCTGAGACTGCTTTAAAGAGTTATTAAAGAGTAATGGACGAATTACTCCATACAAATTCTGCCTATTAACCATAGTTAAATGTTTTCAGTGGGACGAGTTACGGTTACTCTTCAAGTTTGAAATACTGAGGCAATGCACGAAGTGCTTACCCCCATATTCCTCTAAAAATCTCTTCTTATCTCTTACTTCTTCTCCGGCATCTTCACTAATACTGTAAACTGTAGTGTTTGTTCATGTGAATCATGTGGATTTCCAAAGTGATACTTAACCTTTATGATCTTTACTGCTGTATAATGAGTCTGTCCTTGCTGTGCCAGATGCCGAGGTATTTCCTGTGCAGTAAAGTTAACTCTAACTACTTTCTTTTCCTTATCATTTGTTGGTACACTACAACCACAACTTGCCGTAAGGTCTGTGATCTGTATATCTCCAGTATAAGGAAACTCTATCTTAGCTTCCTGATATGGAGACATAGGTTCTAAAATCAGTGAAGTGTAAGTAAACATAAGTTTATTTCTTTAGTTCTGTATTTTGTTCGGGCCATATTTCCCTTGCTCTCTGTTTGATGAGTTTCCAAGTACCGGCTTTAACAAAAGCTGGATAACAATTTCCTTCACAACCTTTGTTGGCCATCTGTAACTTGGTAGTTTCACACCCACATACTATACAAGCACCATTTGAGTAACATGCCGGCTTCATTCTTTCCAGTCTAAACTCAAACTGCTCTATAATATGCTTTCTGAGGAGCCATCTAAACTTTGAGTAGTATAGATGATACCGGATATTTCCCTGTACGTAAAACCACACATCAATTAGGGGTCTTTTCCCTGTCAGAACTAGCAGGAACTTGTCTTTCCAAGTCATGTATATATGCTTTAAGGTTTACTGTTCGTTCATCAAATTGTTCTTCTGTAAGTTCACCTTTTCCCTTCTTGTACTCTAAGAATCTAAGCATATTCTTAGCACTCCCCGGAAAGACAGTAAACTTTCCAAAATACTTCACATGTATTGTTGGAAAATCAGGTGCCTCCATCTGCTTTCTAAAGAACATGAAAGGTGCTCTACATATAGCATTAAACCTTTCAAAACTTATGTTGTACTTACCACCCACCTTTTCAAAGTACTCTTGAATCAGGTCTTTAACGTCAATCATAAGCTACAAATCAGATTTAATCAAAGGTAAAGTAATCATCGTTACTATCGTTGAAAAATATTGCAATAACTACTAGTAACGAAAATATGAACCAGAACATTTATCGAGGTTTATAGTATTTAACTTTAAATCTAGCCACTATATCCCAATTGTTCCATACTATGAATGATCTGCTAAACTCAACAAATACTGTTGTTATCTGTCTGCCACAGTATATTCTTTCTTGACAATAACCATGTTCCATTATCCTACGTTTATGAGTTTAAACATATAAGTTTGTTCACTCTTATCAGGAAACAATATAGGTAGAATATCCATTTGATCTTCTCCTCTCTTTACTAGAAATCCCTTCTCTGTCAAAGAACCCATATAGTTTGAAAGGCCGGCAGTGCTCAACCCTAAGTTATCCTTCACAATCTTTCTGGCACCAGTACCAAACCTATACTGTGCAATGTCACCTTCCAAAGCCATAAATCTACTAAGAACTTTAATCTCCATTGGAGTTAACTGTATTGGTAACAAAGGATTAACCAGAGACAAATGTTTCTCATAATAATCATACTTTGTAAGTCTCAATACCTTTTGTATTGGTGTCATTCTCTGTAAGTTTATCTCTTATGTTCCTTTATTAGAAACTCTGCTGCTTTATATAATTCAACATGAGAATCTATCATAGCTTTATGTCTAGCTTCTGCTATCATTTGTTTCACCTCTTCATAGTTATAAGCTGCTATCCAAGCATCTCCACCAGCATGTATATTACAGAAGTCATTATCATCCCATATATGAGGACTTATGGCATCTATATTATAAAAAGTCATAGTCCTTCTTTCAAGTTCATTAGGGTCGTAATCTACTCCTGACTTGGCAAGTGCTTTTGTATCATCAGTATGCCATAGTACTTCTATCTCTAGTTCCATAATGTCGGGATTATAAGTTCTACTCTTCACAAATGTACAAATCAATCTGAACAATTCTAAAAATTCTACCTTTATATTTTTATACCTATCTTTACTCCTGTTTTCAGATCACGATCAAACACACTTTCTGTTTGACATAACTAAACGTGTGGCCCCGGCATCTTTATGTAGGGGCTTTTTCTTATCTTCATATTGCCATTTCACATATCACTTGAATTTTTGCCAAAGTAGGATTTAGCCATCCCCAAAGTCCTGATCATTAACTTGGTCAGGATTTTTATTTTTTATAAATTTTGTTATATAGAAATTTAAGTATCAAAGTGTTAACGTGAACCACCTCCCCTATCACCCCCCACTCATCTTTGAAGAAAAAGCTCCCCCGGCAAGGCAATGCAGGGTGAATTTCTTTGGCTGACATATATAATATATGGTGTACACTGGCCAAGTCTAGGGCGGAACTGCCGGAGAAAGTACTAGAATCGCACCATATATTATGTCTGTCAACCCTATCTAATTCTTGATATTTAATCATTCATAAATCATACTCAAATGAAAACTTACAAACTCTATGATTACGTAGCAGCATTTGCTGTAATAGCCCTGATCTCTGGTATTGCATACAATGCATTTGTATTCAATCTAATCTAGGCTATTAACCCCATCTAATTATTGACATTCATTTATTACTTAACCTCAAATTACATTTAACATGACTATCACACAGATTAAACAACAGCTTGACATTGTATCTCTTGATCTCGTAAGAGGTATTGACCCTAAGACTAATCAACCTACACAATGGCTTAGATACTGGGATAATAACCGTAGATTAGCTGTTGTAGTACATGAAGATGTAGTTAAAGCTATCAAAGAGAATAGCAACTTAACTACATTAGCTATCAAGTCTAGTGAAGAAGTTCCTGAAGCTACCGAGAAGAATCCGAATCCTCAACCTTACTATAATCATATACTGATTAATGCTAAGAGTATTGAGTTTTCTCTGTAGTTATTATACCCAATGCAGTCTACATGATTGCATTGGGTTTTATATTGTTCACAGAATGGACAGAAGAATATCTTTACTTGCAGTTTTCATATGAGTTGTTATGTAAGATTTAGGGTAAGATGACCTACCCCCAAGCCCACTTTTTATCACCTATCATAATCCACTAAATTTAGCTCACATTTATTATTAATAGCCAATTTGTGTATTTCCTACCCCATCAGCAATTTCTATACCTCTATATAAGAGGTTATTTCTGAAACTCAATACCAATAAGGATTCATAAAAAATTCATTGCCGTCACACGGCAAAATAGCCTAATAATTGCCGTATTACGGCAGAAAAATTCGTAAATTCGGTAAAATACCAATATGAAGCTAGAAAGATCGGCTACTTATTACAATTTAACGGACTGGTTTTTTAAATATAGCCAAATGACACAAGAATCAAGTCCATACTCAAGTACTATTGAGAATGGTGCTTTTAGACGTATTAAGTCTGATATTAAAAGCAATAAGATAATGCAGCCAATTGTAATGGCAGAAAATGAGTTCATCAAGGAATGTAGTAATCAAGAATGGTTGGTTATTAGACGTATTATGTGTGAACTTAAAGAATACAATTGTTTATGGCATTGTGACCCTAATATTAAAGGTAATTCAAGTAATAGAGTAGCTATTAATGCCTTAATAAAGAAAGGTATAATATGTAAAACTGAAACACCTAATATATATGTAGTTAATCCCTTCTATATTCGTAGAGGTGACCTAATGACTGTAATATGTACTACAGCCAAGCATTTAGAGAATGCATCTAAAGTAAGTTTAGTACATATAACTAATAAGAAACCAGTTGATGAATACATTCCAAATCAAAATCAAAATCAAAATACACAAATAGGTTATGGATACAACACAGATGAAAATACCGAATAATGAACATGAATTGTTCTCACAATATCCCTACATATATGCATGGGGTTATATGCTTGGTAGTTCTAATTACTATATAGCCAATCAATGTACAGAAGCTAAATTTAATAACGTATCAAGTGAAGCATGTTATTATAATACTAGTGAAGCAAGGTGGGTATTAAAATCTGAACTTAGACCTGCATTACAGGAAGAACTTGAAGGCTTTAAATATGGTAGTTAGATTCAAATATCAGTATATTATAGGTAAGTTTATAATTAATGAGTTTATCTATATCAATCCCAATGGTATTCATTGCTCTTATTATACTGAACAAAGCACACCTAATTGGTTATTAAAGAAGTAGATTAACTTCTACTTCTTTTTATTTATCTGTCACCTATCCTATTAACCCTCACTAATCTTTGATAGAATATTCATTAGTCTCCGATATACATCATATCCCCGATATTATTGGAGAATATTCTTGTAATCAAACTAATTAATCAAACTCTTTGCTTTATGAAATCAACAACAAAATACTGGATTCTAATCTGGTTATTAATTCTTGGTATGGCTGCATTATTTTCATGTGGTCGTGTATCTATATCAGATCAAACAGTTTCATTATACCCTACTGTAAGAGCAAGGGTATTAGAGAATAATACCATTACTTATGTATCATTAGATATGCAACAAGCAGGTGCATTATCATATGATGATACAGTATGGGTTAATCTCAAAACTCATAAGATAGATGATATTGATACCACTACAATGAAATGCGTTATTGAAAGGTAACTAAATTTTAATTCTATGGAATACTTAATAATAAGCCTAAAAGCAATAGACGGTGCATTTATCTTATCGTGGATAATTAGACCTATATTATGGGGAATGTTAGGTTATTAATTTCAATTATTATGTTATTATCAATTAACCTTACTATTACCTTAACAGAAGAACAGATTAATGATCTATATGAAAGGTCATATAACTAATTAGAATAAATAGTAATAGTACTAACATCAGTCAAGTCTGTATATACTATTATATATTATTCTATGATTATTGATTACTGTCTACGTCATGACCATAGTAATCAATTTCCTGAAAGAGTTCAGCCTATTAGTTACCCATTTGGTATGAGTGGGTGCCTGTCCAAGCTAGTATGGCTGACTCTTTCCAATTAAGTCACTAAACCTTAAATATATGTCTACTCTTATACCTAAAGAAATTACAGTAGATAAGGATGTAGAAAGTCCTTCATTACACATTGCCTCGTTTAGTTATTATGATGGCATTAAGTATGCTAAAGATAATAATCTCAAACAAACCACTAACTTTGATGAAGTACT